GGATTTCCGTGCTTTGTGTATTCTATCTTGAAAGCGGGCTCGTTGTCAAGTAAATATTGTAAAACAACTTGCTTTGCTTTTTGTCCTCTCGGAACTTTAATGCCGGCTTGCTTGCGGGCTGACGTGGAGCCGATAAACTTGGGCTCCATGTTAAACATCTCATATACAAGCCACGATACAATGCCGTTAAAGCGCGTGAGCGTTGAAAGGGTTTTTGCAGACGATTTTCCGCCCATAAACATGTGAAGAGATTGTTCAATGTAAATGTGGTTGATTTTATTCTCTGCGTCTTGGTCGATTTCTATCCAGTGATTAGAATCCCTATCATATTGATAGTTATCAAACAAGTTGAAAATTGCTTCTTTTATTCTTTCCGCTTTCTCAAATAAGTTTTTATATTTACGCAAGTCAACAGAATCATAAAAAACAATTTCGCCCTCTGCAACAATCGCAAAACCAGTAATACTGGTTGAAACATCTATTCCTAATATCATATTAATATTATACTATATGTCTATCTTGAGTTTAAAAGATAAATCTTCGTCTTCTTCTTTTAAAACTGGATTGGCCATTGAGGCGATGCCCATCAAGTTCTTATCTTTATCATATATGCAAACTCGCGAAACAAAAACACTTCGCTTGAAAGAAACCTCGTAATCATCGAATGCCGAACTTACCACATTTTTAATTTCTAAATTAGTAGGCTCAATATACTCACGCGACGAAGTATAAAAAACTCTAGCTTGGCCGTGCTTTATAAAAGATGGATTCGTTGAATAATTTACCTGGCCTTTTTTTGCATGAGCAAACATAGTCACTACTTGAGTTTCAGTAGTGCCTTTGAAAGAAAGATTAAAGCTTGCATTTTGATAGCTTGCGCCTGCAGACGATTGATTGACTCCATCTTGTGCGCCGGCGCCAAAATAAATCCACTTAGGCTTATCAGCAGCACCTCCAGCAACTAAGTTAATATTTTCTTGATTAATCTGCCACGATCCAGTTAAAAGCAAAAACCCTTCGTCATACAGCACAACTCCTGCAATTGAAGAGGAGCCTTCTGATCCCGGAGGACCTACTTGGACAAGTTCTCCGTTTTGGCGAATATCTTGTAGTTCCGCTGCTAGCGAGCCCGTGTAATACCACTTTAAAGACACTGAGCCGGGCTTGATCTGAGAGCCAAAAAATATACTAGGTATCGATATTAAATTAAGAGTTTGAGTATTTTTATTTCCATACGAAGAAGAAACTTTATAATGAAGGCTTTTAATTCCATAATAGTTTAATCGATTTCTTAAAGACACATAATGTGAATTATACGAAGCAGTTGATGCATAAGGAGTTGTAATATACTCTCTTGTGATAGACGCCGAAAGTGGATACGAGCTTGTAAGAATATCGCCAAAACGAAACTCATTAGTATACGTTACTTTGTTAACAGATGTAAAACTAGCGCCGGCGGAATCTTTTGAAATCCATGGAAAAATTCTACCATTATCTTTGATACTGCTTGTGCCTATATTGCGCCCAGTAGAAACTAATGGCCGATCGATATTATATTCGTATAAGCTTACAAAACCAGGAGGCACATTGCGCACCTGGGTATTTCGGGCGCCAGATTGCTCTGGAACACTGTTCCAAAAAACTTTTGCATCAAATATTACAAATTCATTGCTCGGATATGCCTTCATCGTATTGATGAAAACATCATTTTCACCAAATTTCTTTAAAGACATTATTAATAGTCCAAGCGAACCCGTATTGTTAAATCATTAGTGGGGTCTTTTCTAATCGGTTCAGATAATTTTGCTACAGCCAATAATTCATTCGCTGTGTTATATAAACCAACCGTTGTAATATAAGCCACTGGAGAATCGGAAGCGTTATTCTTTACTCGAATTTTGCTACCGCTCAAATAAGTTGGGTTAGAGCTGTAGTTAAATTTATTATGCGGCACTCTGCAGAAGTAAATCTTAGAGTTAATTTCGGTTGTGTTGTTAAACGAAATATTTTGAATTCTGTGGCGAATAGCATCGCATGCTCCTGTGATCGCAGAAGCGGTCAGGGCATTCTGAAACGTCTTCTTTTCACCGCCGGGCTCTTTATAAAAATCCCCAACAGGCGTGCTACCGCTCGTAAACGCAGATCCGGTCACCACCACAATACCTGCTTGATAGAAGATCACACCTTCAACAACGCGACTAAAGCTGGACACTAGAAGTCCATAATCACCTCCTTGAACATTTGCTACGCCTGTTCCGTCAACAGATGCGGATGCATCAGTGAGGGTATTGTTGCCGTGTGCCGCAAATGGAGTATCCCAGCTTCCGGTGCCTAGCGTCATGCTAAAGCTTCCTTTCTTGATTTGGTCTTTCGTCAGCAATCGAGAAAAGTTAATCATAAAGACTTCTTCCATCGCGTTTGTGCCGTCAAGGTTCAGGTCACTTTCAAATCTTCTAACTTCATTGGCCGGATCGGTGAGAGAGCCAGTATACCCAAGTAATGTCTGCGCAAACTCAACATAATTATTAATCTTTTTGGCGTTTTGTGTGCTAGTAGAAGCAGAGCAGACTGACAACCCAGCATACCCAACAGTAACATCAAAAATATGGTTTGCCGAAGAACTTAAGTATGGATAATCATACACCGACTGGAACATACCATGCGTGTAGTTCTTAACGTTATTCTCGCTTCGAAACGTACCATAGGTTCCGCTGACGATTGTTCCCGTCAAGGGTAGCGCTTCATGTAACAATGTTTTTGTAGTTGTTACATCATTGTTTAAGTCAATTGTTTCGTAATTTTTTACAGACATATATTATTTCTCTCCAAATTTATGAGGGCGTTCCGCTTACATATCTTATAAGCCTTATTGGGATTTGTAAAGTAGCTCCAGATCGAGATCCCTGTAGATATACAGTCGTATCAATCCAATCATACACTGCATTCAAGCCACTTGGGCTGCTAGCGACAGTACCATAGTCAGCGTATTTGGGTGATCTTGTTCCATCGGCTTCTGTTTGTAGCTCTCCAGCCGCTTGAACATTGAGACCGCTGAAGGAACCGCGGGGGCCCTTAATTGCTGAAATATCGTTATCATCTCCTGTATCTGGTTCAAAAACAAGATTTTTGCAAGCGCTGATTGTATAAGTCGAATAATTATCCAACATGGTCGAAGCAGAACTTCGATAAACATACGACATAGTTAGAGTCGAAGTCAAAGAGTTATCGGAGGTATCGTTAAAAAACGTACTAGTGCTATCTACACCTCCAATGCCTGTAATAAATCGAGAATCAGCATTTATCACAAACGAAAGATCTAATAAGCCAGTGCTAACTATATAGCCACTTCTATTATCTGCAGTCGCGGCGATATCCTGAGTATCTAGACCAGTCTCAAAACAGACATAAGGCAGCGACGTCTCTCCGGATCTGGTAGCATTAGTGCCTATGTTGCTTTCAGCTTCTAGTTTTGTGCGAGTAGTTTCATTAACAGCCACATAAAACATTCCTCCATATTTTACTAAGCCGCCTACTTTTGTTTTTTCATTAATATTAATAGTGGGCAAATATTCTAGATCGGTCCTCGTGATATTTAAAAGTCCATAGTTTATATTTGCAACCGTCGCTGTGGTTGCCTCGAAAATGGGCGTTTGCATAATTTCTAAATCATAATATGCAGATCCAGATGGATGTGATAAGTTATAAGTTCCGTAATTGATTTCATCATCACCTAAGCCAAACTTATTAATACTAAAAGAACCCTCGGAAAGTCTTTGACGACCGGTTTCAGTAAGTACGGCATCAAGAATGATGTCGCCGGAATTGTCTAAAAAAGCCATTTATTTTTCCTCTCTTAACATAAATAGTAATTATTTGAATAAAGTATAGTTTAAGTGCCGGCATATCTTAAAATTCTGATAGGCACTTCTAATCTTGCAGCGCTAGAGATGCCTTCGATATACACCACTGTATCAATATAGTCAAACTTATCAGATCCTCCGAAAAGAGTTTGATCAGTCATTCCAAACTTGACGTATCTAAAATCTGTTGTTTGATTGCTATTAACCGTTAGTTCATTAATAAGTTTAAAATTACAGGCCGAAACGGTGCCGCGGGGGCCGTTAATAGCGGAATGAGATCTGTCTAAAGCAACAGAATAGCTGTAAATTAAATTATCAATTGCTTGTGTTATATACGAGTTATGATATTCTGAAACCTTACTTAGTGAAGACGGAGCGATTTCGGTCAAAGCGCCAAAATTAAAAAATAAAGTATTTGCCGCATCGTTTTCAAAATATGAACCTTGCGTGTTTATAGTCATAACTTTTTCAACAAATCTTCGATCACAGTTAATTATAAAATATCTGTCTAATAAATTGTAGTTTAATATGTATCTCTCTCTAGATTTTTGTGAACGTGGAATTTTGTCACTATGTATTCCTGATTCAAATATAATTTTATTCTGCGAATAGCTATTGTTTTGTAAATAATACTCAGTAGAACCAAGCAAAGACTTAAGCTTTCGAGATGTCTCTTCGTTAACTGTTAAATAATAATAATCTGGCTGGGCTGAGTGTTTTTTCACACTAACGTTTAATAATTCATTTACTTTAATTTCTGGAATGTACAATATATCGTCACTATTATAATCTTTTAACCCATAATTAATAACAGCTCCATCGTTCGCAAAAGCCTCCATTATTGGGAGCGCTTCTATTTTATCATAGTCGTCGTCATCCACGTCCACCAAGCTATAGTCAAGCTCATCATCGCCTAAAGAGAATTTAGAAATCTTAAATTTTCCTTGTGCCATTTGTTTACGGCCGACATCAGTTAAAACTGCGTCTATTATTATTGTACCTGAATTGTCTAAAAAAGCCATTTGTTCTCTTATAAATATTATTTAATTTAATTTGTAAGTTACATTTAAATCAATTTTTTTGCCTGTTTTCTTAGATGTTAGTCTAATTTTAAAAGTTTTATCAAAAATACTTTCGTCCATTGTTCCTACTTTTAAATTTGAAATTTCGCTGTATGAGCTATTTGTATAATCTACATCTGTATCATCAAGCGCTATTTGATGAATATTGGGAATAATCTGCATTAATTTTTTAAATTGAATCGCAGGAGTTATTGGGGCTATATTGTCCGAATACACTTCTAACAAATCTTGCTCTGTAAATTGATCGAATAAAGAATATATATAGCCTCCATCGCTAACTAATTGCGCTTTAACAACGGCAGTTGTATGTCCAATGGTTTCATTGTTGCTTATAAATCTCATTAAATAATAATATTCTTTATTAGTCTGTACTCTTTCTTCGTGTACACAATTTGTTAAACTATAAGAAGTATTCGGCAATATTAAATCTTTTTCGACAATTAAATCCTCTTCGCTAAAATCTGTTTTACTTCTAGGCATTGTGGTTTTTCGATATATTTGAACTCGATTGGGCTGCGATCGGCAGCGATCGCTGATTTTATCAGTATCAATAAGATCGTTAGAGACCAGATATTTTGATCTATAATCAAAATCATTTTCAGTCAATATCGTCGGAAAAGTCAATGATTGAGGGGACTCTAAATTAACTAAAAATCCTATAGTCTGTGAAGCGTCCATTCTTTGAAACGGAGATAAATCTATTTCTTGCATAGGGTGATCTAACACTGTAAGTGCTTTGCCGCCTAATGGCACCTCTACAATCTGCAGCAACGGTTCACATGAAAAATTAAAATCTGCAAGGTATCTATACGGTGAATTTAATTGAGCTGCTGTATAATAGCTACTTGTTGCTGGAGTTGAATATGAAAATCCATCAGTGTAAACAAGCCTATCTCTTGTTGGAAAGTTAGATCTAAATGGATTATAAAACTCTACACAATACGTAGTATCAGCGGTGTCCGAACTTGCCGTTGTCGCCAATTGTCTACTTACTACCGTATCAGATATACCATAACTAAATCCAGTTATTAAAACATATGCAAACATTGAATATGTATATTGTTCCCCATATTTGATTTGGGAATCAAATATGGTAAACCCATCTCTATTTGAATTTGATCTCAACAACGTATTAGCATTAGAAATTAAGAAGTTTTGAAGCACTTTTCCTGAAGGAACTTCTTCAGTCGCAACATCGGTGGTATCCGCCGCTCTATACGGTTTTCTTTTTTCAATTCTATAGGCAAGTATTTCGCTATAGCGGGATTCTTGAGATGCATTCAATAAATCTTCTAATTGCGTTTCATTGCCTGGGTTTAAGCTAAGGCCAGGAATAGGAGTGTCTATGGTCAAATGTTCATTGACTTTTTCTAGCAGATTTAATGCAGCCACTGTATTACAATATCGATATCTGCCTATCGAATTAATGATTTTTTGTCGATCAGCATCTTGACCCCCAACAATACAAAAATCTCCCTCTCTTTCTCTGGCTGAATTTCTAAATGTATCCAGAATCATTGTGTATAGATTGCATGCTTTAAAAGTATATTGGGGAAATCGAAAATCTCCATCAACAACATGTTCCTCTGATATACTTGAAGCAACGGGGTAAAGACCATTAACATAGTTTTCATATGTAATTGTAGTTGCTTGCTGTGGCTTGTCTACAAAATATTCCTTTAAATAAGTTAGCATAATATTTTCAAAACCAGAGCTTGATATATAAGTATAAAAAGTGCCCTCTGTGTCCGTGACCGGAACACTAAGTTTGGCATAATAAGGCATGCGATCTTTGTATTGTAACGACTCTAGAAACGTTCTAAACTGGGACGTTTTATTGAAAAATAAGTTTTTTCCCATATACTCTACATCTTGAATGGTAGACGCAGACAATGGCGTGGTAATAAAAGAGCCAGTAAAATAACCAACCATATTATGTATTTTATCTAAAAATATGCCGGTTTCTAATTCAAAATCTGCTGCGTCTATATCATATACAGGCGGGAATTGAGTTGAATATATGCTTAAAATATGCTCAGTTGACTCTGTTCCTTCGCGACTTAATAAGTTGTTAAAAGCTTCACTATTTTGATCTTCAAATCCAAGCTTATGATTTAATAATAAATAATAACTAGGAATTTGTAGTTCACTATCAATATCTATTATATAATTTTGAAATTCACTTATATGATGATTGTAGTCGTACCCTAAGCCAAACACTTCATAGTCTTCATAGTTCTCATAATCATATGTCTTCAAATAAAGCGGCATATAAGGCATTTGAATTTCAAAACTAGTGTCGTCATACGAACGCGGCATGAATACGCCTTCGTAAGAGGCGGTTCCATAAGAGCCACCAGCAATTATTGTTCTCCACTCTGCATCATCAGCAATATGATCCGCTTCGCCCACAAGTCTAACAGCCACTTTATAACTTGGAACTGATACCCTAGCGCTACTAGTGGTGCTTAAAGGCCAATCAGTCAATACACGAGAAAAAATATCATTTTCGGGAAGCTCGCGGCCGGCAGAACCCACGCCAGAACCGTCTCCCAAAGAGACAAACTCAGGCTCTGTTGTATTATCAACTTCGGCTTCAAGCTTCCAATAACCGCCTCCTAAAGCAGTACGCAATGTGGGCCCAGAAGAAGACACCAATCCTCTATTAATAAAATTAAATGTTTTAACTTTTGAACTCATATTAATATCCCGTAGATTCCGTAGTCATTGTGGACGCTAGTGTAGAAGCCGCACTATCAAATGAACCAGTTTGGGCGATAGGGATGGGAGCTAACGTTGAAAATTCACGTGGTAATATTCTCAAAGCTTTTGTGCGCGGTAAATGGACGCGTCTAGAAATATATGAATTTTCTACAGTTGAAGCAACATCAGATATTATTCCCTCTATCAACTCAGCTGTTGAAGAACCCAGCGCATTTGGATTTCCAAATTGCGATATAAGACCAGTTACTTCGGCGCCATCTAATGTAATAGTATAGTCTCCCGCCTGAAGATGTTGCGTAAAAGAAGTACCGAATGGATCGCCAGGTGTGAGTATGGTATCTTCGGCGAAGCTAGAAATTACAGGATCTGTAAGACCGTTGTATCCGGGGGATGTTATTGTTATATATCTATCTCCTTCGCTTGGAACATCAAGCGTGTACATATATATTTCTTGTACAAGAGTCATTTGGCTGCTTGATATGGTTTGAAGTATGTTAGCAATATTCTCAGCATCTCCTGAGACTGCAAACCCTGGTGTAAGGTCAAAATAGAATCCATTCTCATCGAATGCTTCAAGAGAATAAATTATACCTACTGATCCGGACGCATCAGTGCCGGCAGCCACATCGAAGCCTTCAAGTGCAGCATCGGTATAAGTTGCTTCTTCCGGGGCGGCCGAACCAGAGGCCTCTATGTATGTAGCGGCTCCCATTATTTAAATTGTCCTAGTGTTGGTACACTACTAATTAGCATGTTTAAATCAAAAAATGCGGCCGCTACATTAGAAGGATTAACCATTTCATCCATTTTTTTACGATTTCTAATTTCTCTCAACTCTTGTTTGGATATGTTTGCATCTAAATTATAAAATGGATTTTTATGATCTTTAAAGCTTTTTTTGGTTGAAATAAGTTCATTTTTTTCTTTTTTTACACGTTCAATATCTACTGGAGAATTTGCATCCTTTAAGTGTAAAGGGTCAGTGTTCATAAATGTGCGGGATCTGGGCTGGTTGGGGATAGCCGAGATGCCTATTGATTCTAGAACGGCGTACGCAGTAGCCACCTGTTTAATCTTTTCAGTTTGAGAGGTGTCGCCTTTTGACGTTGCAATCATGTCTATCATTCCTTGAACTTCATAATTGTGCGATTGTACAGCAACACCTTTTCTGCGCAAAATTTGTTCAGCATTATTAAGCTTAAAAGAGACGCTATTTAGATTAGACTCGTAACTTCCATTTACTAATCTGCGATTAGCGCGCTCACGTACAGCTTTCATTTTTTTAGCATTTTTTAACTTTGATGTAGAAAAACTTTTATAACCCATTTTAAATCTCCAATTTAACCAATATAATACGCTTTTTCCCAGACATCTACCCGGCCATCATTTTTGTCTCCATCCTTATACGAGATCTTAAATTCATAGAGCAGCATATCATGAGGCCAGTGGATGTCGTTCCATTCCGGATCAACTTCGTCCTGAAAACTTGCAGTTCTAGAAGCTGATGCGTCTCCGTCTTCTACTTCGTCTCGTACTACGCCGTCATAAGCTTCAATCCACTCTTCTATTTCGTCCCACATCTCTTGATAATCATCGTTAAATTCTGGATCACTGCTCGTTCCTGCATTCCAATTGTTCAACCTCGTTGTCAGCGCTGCCTTGAGTTTACCATCATCAACACCTATAAAGTATTTGCCAAACTCGTATGTATATATATGAGTTTCGTGCCAAGTTCGCTCGGGTTCAGGCGGTTCGTAATCTGGATCTTCGTAGATAGGATCAATTTCAAAATCTGGGAAAGTCGGTCTTCCAAATTGAGAAACTGGTACTTGCGTGCTGCCGAATGTAATTGAGCGTTCCGACCCCCACGCACTTAAATCAATCGAATCATAAAAGTCCAGCAATCCTTGAAGATCTTCTGCAAAATCTTCGAGTTCGTCTAGACGGCCTGTATGTGGTGAAATACGCTCACTCAAGCTTATAGTATTTGACGTTAAAAGCTGTAAATTTCCACCAAAATGTGCATACAACATTTCTCGATGAAGATTATAAATAGTCGGCGCCCAAATCCACGGTGCGCTACCGGGTTCTCCACCAAACTGAGCTTCAGCATTGCTAGCGAAAAAATCATTAAAAAAACCGTCAACATTATTGTAGCTACAATATTCTTGAGCTGCGGCAAGATAGTCGGCAAAGGAGCCAGTAGTATAATTTGCTAATGAACTGGTCATAGCCATAATGAGTTGCTTGGTGTAATCAATGCATGTAACTGATGCAACATAATAATCATCAATACGAGGGCTAGTTTCATAAGTTCCATCAGAATCGTAAAGGCCCATAAATTGAAACGCCATTAATCGATATTCGTTTTGCTCACTTTGTCCTGGAAGTGCAAAATTCCTCAACATTAATTCAGGATACAAAATTTCAGTATTGTCTGATAGTTGCGCCGCTACTCCTAAACGTTCGTCGCCGACATCTTCAGTATCATAATTATAAGACAGCAATCCAGGCGAATATCCCATATCAGAAACAGTACCATAAGAAACTGTTGCGCTAGCAGACACAATAGAAGGCCCTGAAGATTCTAACGAACTATCGTATGTTGTCTGTTGTCTAGAGATTATCGTACCATCAGAATTAAATCGCCAAAGCTCAACTTCATCAAGTTTAAAATGTTGATTTATTAGCCCCTGGCCAAAGAACGAGGTCAAAGCATCAAAGTTTAAATAATGTGATAACGTTGTTTGAGTTCTAATCGCTTTTTCATAATCAAAAAAGAAAAATCCTGTATCTACATTAACATATTCAAGGCTGTAAAAGAGATCAGTATCTATTAAAGCATCACCGGTATCTTTTTCGGCGATATCCGGATCCTCCGACAGCCACGTATACTGACTTCGATCAAAGATCCCTATTCGAGACATTATGAATGATCCCTCATTAGTAAAAATGTAATCTTCACTTGTATCATAAGTGCCCGGATCCGGGGATGTATAGTTAAGTTCTGTTTCGCTTCTATAATCAATAAGAACAGGGGTGGTAATTAATTGTTTTCTTAGCATAGGTAATTGACGGACCATATCATTTAAAGACAACAATGTTCTTCTAAAAGAATGATACCAGCGCCCTGGAACTGTAGCGCGTGATTTATCTACATAAGTCAAGCCAAATTCGTTAAGATTTTTCAACAAAAATGGAGATTCTGCAAATTGTATCAGCAGCATAGTAAACGTAGACATGGCTGAATCAAAATATTCTCCGTGGGCGGATGTGCTTTCTTGAAGCAATTCTCTAAATCTGCTAACCATCATAGCATTGTTTACAGTTGCGTTTGCTTGTCGATAGTCTCCATTGATAGTTTGTAAAACATCGCCATTATAGGGAATCATATTTGGTAGCACATATGCCGGTATAGGCTCCTTGTGCATCTGGCCACGCTTAAATATATGTTGGTGCGATATATCTGAGAAAAAGCCTCTGTAAAGATTTTTTAGACGAGGCGTCTCATTTAAACTGGTCGCAAACTCTGCAAACATTTCGCCTCCAAAATCATGACCAAGATCTACGGTTGTTGAAAAACTAATTAATGTTAAATCAAAATCTAAATTTGCCGCATTAAGGAATATATCACCATAAGAATCACTAATATCGTCTGATGAGGGGGTTGAGGTTCCAAGATAGTCTGGGGTAATTGTGAGAGTTCTGCTGTATTTTGCAGTTCTAAAAATAGTACCCACTTCTTCTTCTACCAATTCAAACTCATTAGCAGAGATACCAAAAGCTCCTTTATGATTGTAAAGAGAATAATAGTTAAAATCCTCGTCATCATCAGCGATAAATACATCAAACATTTCATCGCTTTCCATAAGTTTTGATATATAATTAGGCACACCCCTGCCTAACGATATAAGTTGGCCTATTCTATTAGTTTTAGATATATCTTGTGCTCCATAAGCTATACCAGACACTTCTTCTGGTGCTGGGTATCCATCAAAAACCGGGCACACATAAAAATTTACATCTGAAACGGTGCTTACTACTTCAGATATATCTTGGGCTGCGGATGCGTATATATAATATGTTAATGTAACTTCTAAATACGAATCATAAACAGCAACTTTTTCAATATAAAGAGCAGGCAAAGTATTGCCGCATGCCGCCATTTTATTATTTGAAACAGCTGTTAACATAGCTCAGACTCCGTTACCTTGCCATATATATCAGGTACAATTCCAAGCCCCTGATCATCTAGATTATCACAGTCAAAATCTAAATCAATATAATATGATTGTTTGTTAAAAATCTGCGCAGATCTGCAAGCCAAAGAAGCATCAATTTCTTGATCTTTGTACATGTTGAAATAATAGCCCACACTAGACGTTTGTTCATTAATAGTCGCATAGGCTTGTTGATGCGCACTACCGTATAAAGTAGGATTAGCCATTTCTTCAGTTAAAAAGCCGTTCTCTACTTTTTTCATCTCATTGATAAAATATTTTCGCGAAAATGTATCCTGCTTGTCGCAAGTAGGACATGCAGCAGGTAAAGAAGCCGTTAAAATTTCAAAAACTTCTATATCATAATTCTCCATTAATAACATTGTGTTAACTTCTTCTGCATATATAACTAATTCAGGACGCTGTAAGAAAATAACATTACCATCTTCAAAAGTAGCTGTTTTTATTGCTCCTCTTATTTGCTCTTCAAACGCATCTGTGTTAAGATCCGCGACTGCATCATTGTAAAAATTAGAAGCTTTAGCAACTTTTTTTCTATAATTTGCCGTAATGTTTATTTGCGGTATATCAAAATTATTTAATACATCTTTAGTAGCTGAGGAAGAAATTTCACCCTGAAGTAATACTACTTTCCAGGCCGGGGCAACATTCGTATCTCCTTCTAAATATGCATCTCCTATAGGGTGTTCAAAATGAAAAGTATCCTTTCTAGGATCTTGAGCGATTGGCTCGACATCTCCAGCGTAATAAGACAATGAACCAACCTTAATTATTTTCTGAACGCTGTTTTCCACTTCTTCAAAAAGTGTTTGAGTTTGCATATACTGTGTGTTGTTTTTAACTCTATCGTAAACAGTGTTTGATGACTCGCTAATATGTGCATATTTTCCATCATACAAAACATTATCATCATAAAATGTATAATAAACTGGCTTGAAATTTCCATTAGACAACAAATATTGACCATAAGAAGTCAACTTAAAATCCATCACTTGTTCTTTTTTGTTAAAAAATTTCATTTTGTTCTCTATTAATTATCTTTATTGCTAAAATTTTATTCGCCTGCGTAATCTATATCCATTTCTTGAAAATCAGAGTCAGAATCTGTATCTCGACTTAACTTACCGGTATCAAGCCTAACGTTGGCCGGTCCATAACTCATTGTCGAGAAACGATTTCCCGCTGTATTGGTAGTAACTGGTGCGAGGAATCCGGAGGATATTCTTTGATCTGCACCTACTATATTGTTATAAAAACTTAAATCAGCTAGTGTTTGCGAACCGAGTGGATTATTCATAGGACCGGTGCTGAGTTCGTATTGGACTTCAGAATCATCTCTATGCGTTAAAACATCTTCGTCTTCCTTAAATAAAACTTGAACATCTATAGAAACTTTCTCTACGAAAGATAAATAATCATAAGGCCAATTATATAAACGAGGCGGCAATGAGGCAACTTCAAACGTTTCTGTGACTGGATTATAGCTTTGTAAGTGCGTTGCAGGCGCATTAATGGAGTCGCTTGTTTTAAAATCAGAATGCAGTCTTTGCGATCGCTGCTTGACTTTAAATATCATCCATCGAAGTGTTTCATTATCACTCAGGTTAGCTTCAGATAATAATTCTGTATTTATTAATTCATGCGACACAGATGTAGCTTGTTTCGTAATCTGTTTATAATCGCGAGGAGCAGTGTTCTGCCATATATATGATAAATCATCTTTATCAAAAGTATAACTAAACTCAAAAACATACATCACCATAGGATCAATTTCATCCGACCAAGTTAGAAAATCAAGCTCAGGGGGGAATATATATTTTTGCATCATTTCTATTTGCCTGCGTACGGATTCGCCAGCTGCTTCAAGCGAATCACCTATCCTAGTGGTACTAGGAGAACTAGTGGCACCTAGGACGCGTACGCCCGGAATACTAATGAACTTTTTAAGATCATATGCTTCATATGTTCCATCGGCTTTTCTTCGATCGATAGTCTCAACAATATAGGGTACCGCTACAACAGCCTCTTCAATAGTCAAAGAATCTTTGATGCGGCCTAATTTAACAGATGACTCAGCTGTTTCAAAACCAACTAAATCTACTAATGATTTCATATCGTGAATTACATTAGAGCCGCTTATTTTTGCATTATAATTATTATAAATTGTATCATTTATTAAAGTATCGTAATGATTTTCAAGCCATGTGGGCGGAATATCTGATATTTCTAGATAAATGCCGCGGTTAAAATCAGAATCTATTATTCCAAACTGATGCCACATTCCACGCGGAACAGAAGCTTGACCATAATTTGAAGGTAGTGATATTTCCGAACTAATTAGCGGTCTATACTCAGACAAGTCACTGAAATTTAACATGGGAGTTTCCCATTTAGGTTGAATGACCCACTGCTCGTAAGTTGATTCGCCACTCGGGTCCAGTGTAACATGAACTGGATCAATGTCTTCTACAACTTGCACGCGGTCTCTTCCAAAAATATTTATACTAGCACTCAACTGCATAGAATGTTGATTGATATATTGTCCAGTATATGGCGCGCGGCACTTACCATCGGTGAGCGTTTCGTCATATACTAGCGTAGTGGCGTATCTGTGTGTTTTTTGCGGATTGGTTGCAGTCGTGAAGCTTCCAGTCGCATATCCAGGATCTATTCTCCAATAAATAGCTTTTGTGTTGGCCATGATGTCTGCTAAAGTATACTGTGCGCCGGCTGCATTAACAGAACTAGAAGCTCTAAATATAAGATCACACCAAGCTTCTCCATTGTAATAAGGAGGAGTATAAGCGGTATTAGAGCCATTAAAACTATCAAACACAGTCTCGGTAGCATATTTCGACATGGTTGTTTTTTGGCCCTCAGAAATACCAGCCGTAGGGGGACCAAAGGCTGTTGGACGGCTATACATTGTAAAATTTTCGCGATACTTTGAATTTCTTATTGGATCTTGCGGAATCGGAAAGCCTTTTTCGTCTTGCGAGAAATTAAACACTGTGCCGGCAGAATTGGAAACAATGCGGCGACCACCATCTTTAAAGTAGGCGCGCGCCGTTGTGAATCCAGTATTGCTAGAGCCCGATTCATAACTGTAATCTCGTGAGCCAGACATCGATCTTCTTATTTTAAGTCTGGCTCCATACACGCTGCCGCTTTGAATTAATTTAGTTGTAAACGGATTAGATTTAATTTTAGTCGGACCAGAATTTTCTAAGAAACAATTCATAGTTTCGGCAATAAAATTAGAAACCATAGCTGTGTATAAAGTATCGTCGCCGCCTCCTGGATTAAATGAATGCGTAATATTTACCAAAGAACACGAAGGATGTGCGTCCATATCTACATACTGCGTAGAATCCACATACACTCGGGGTTGAATTAAAGCTTCAAATGGAACTCTATAATCATAAAAAGGGCCCTGGGCCGGCATCGACGCTGTTAAAGTTGTTATTGCCCAGTTATCTTTCTTTCCGGTTACCGAGTCGCCATATTGCACTCGATCAATTTTATCAAAATTCATAACCAAAGGCCAATCAACAGCTAACCCGGATTTTATAGAATTGTATAATATTCCAGGTGCGAAGAAAGGCTGATAAAGGCACTTAGGTGAAGATCCAGATATCTGGCCTGACTCTGTATAATCACCAAGATCGGTCTGCCAGTCAGGATATCCATATGTCTTCCAAAACATGTTTGCGATATCAATTGTTCTTTGGGCCGGATAAAAACCTTTATATGGATTAAATCTAATGGTACCGCTGCACACTAACCTGATTTCTTTAGCTTTTAATCCGCTTAATTCTTCAACTTTTAAAAATTCTTTCAAAAATTCAGAATTAGAGTAGTCAAGATAAAAAGTATCATCTGAACTACTAATATTAGTTTCTGGAATGTGGAAAGTATCCCAATTTCCTTCATTAAAAAAGCCTACAGTCTGATAAGTTTCAACATGTTCGCTATACCTATATTCAGGCACTACTGCGAATTCGATTGAATCGCTGACTTTCTTTATTAAATAGTTAAAGTCTTCATAGGAATTAAACCACGGAAGAGTGGGGCGCGATACCCACTTAACTGGGCTTCCGATGGCGCGTCGACCTATAGCTGCTGAGGCTGTAGTAGAAACCAATATTCCAGCTTTAGAGCCAGCCTCCCATAAAGCTTCCCCGGCAAATACTTGAATTTGCTTAGTTGAAGCAAACGGAAGAGGTTTGCCAGAGCCAGTTTGAGGGATGATCATTCCTGATGGAGATACTACTGATGTAGGTGTCGATATAGTTTGCTTTCGAGCATAAAGTACGCCAGGAGTCAAAATGCCCCCGCACTCAAAACGACTTAAGCGTGTAATATGATTGCTACTAGTGAAGTATGTGGAATAGGTATTTTGCATTTCTCCTGCTGAAGCTGAATTTGCTAATGTATTTCGAGCAGCTTTAAGTTGCGCAGAGCTTGTCGTCGGAACAACTAACCATGTTACAAAAGGCACCTTAGTTCTTGTCATAAAATCAGATGGTGCATCAAGCGGCCAGGAGCTTTGTGAAATGTCGATATCTAAACTGTTATCGAGAGTGTCTCCTAAAGTTACACGATCCGCATTAGAATTTCTCCAATATTTATTATCGTAACCAAGACGTGTACGAGAGTGAGATAAAAACTCGTTTCTTTGAGATGGGAAAATATTTTCTGTATAAATAACCCAATCTAATGCAAAATTTTCAGAAGTAGCGATTTGTAACGCTTGCTCTCCAGCAGTTATTTTATCATCTGAGCTTAAATTAAACTGATCATCAAAAGTGGAGCGATTGAAATAAATATAATTGTTACTAAAATCCGCATTCCATGCTTGCATTACGTAGCGCTCAGCTACACCTTCTGTTATTGCCGACGCGCCGCCGGGGCCGGCCTCTTTTGTTGAAGTAGTTGGCGCGTCTACTTCTTCAAATCCTGGGGGCGCTGCCGCATTTGGATCTTCAATCGCCATTTGAAGCGTGCGACCTCGCAATGATACAGGCGGCATTTCAAATTCTGCGGTGCTGCCGTGAGATCCTGTTGAAGACAAGAAGCGTACTCGATTGTTTCTCTTGTCCAGTCTTAAAAGCTTACTTTGATCTCCGACTCTTAAATGTTTCCACGATGGCCAGCCATATGGCCCTTGACGATTTAAAATTAATGCATTAAAAATACTAGCTGTGCCTTCCGTATTGAGGCCGTCAATTAAATTAGAATTGTAATAATCTGTTAAAGTAGTCGAATTGCCCAAAAGGCTAGATGATGTTACTGGAACATCAAGCACATTAGTATTAAGTCCAACAAAATCTGTACGACCATGAGGAGAGCCACCAACAAATCTTTCGTCTTTTCCAAATATTCTTACGCCTGCAGCATTATAAGATATAAATTCTCCAGATTGTAAGAATTCAATCGAATCTTTATAGCCAGCCGACGTGCTTACTCTAAAATCAGATCTTACGATACCAAAACGATCATTTAAGGTTTTGTAAGATGCTGTAATCCATGCATACTGAAGCGTGGATTTTGGAATTTGTTGTGTAATAAATGCATTATCATAGATAGAAGAGGTATAATATGCGCCGGCGGCATTAATCTTCATCTGTCGGATTTTATTTCTATTGACTTTTTGAAAACTTGGGAACTGATTGTACGTTGCTCCGGGCCCACCAGCAGTTTGTTCAGGGCCATCTACTCGGGCTGTAGTGCCTGTAATCCACAGGCTATCGCGACCAAATTGTGCAGAATGTCTAGCTAATAAAGCGCGAAGTCCAAAAGGTTTTCCATGGATATCATTAACGCGGATCGAGCCCGTCTGAAGGTTGGCGGCAAAAGTGCTCAGTGTTCCGCTAGGGCCCTGCTGAGGCTTGATAACAGTGAGGTTTCTATAATTTATTGTATTATAAACTGAATACTCATCCGATCGGAAGTCTGTATAGGCCGGCGTACTGGTTTCTATTCCGCCTGGGGCTCCAAATTTAGTCCTAATTACAGATTTGTTAGGAGGAGAAATATTTCCCCGCAAATAATTTACAGCATAATCTGGAACAAACAGTGTTCTACCTAGAGATTCAACTCCTGAATATCTATGAATGTCTAAAATTGTGTTTGTTGAAGTAGAAGAGGTCGCTCTTTGAGGGAACGCTTTAACCGGAAGTGTTGGCTGATTCTCGATAAAGGCTCGCGGATTTGAATAAGCACCAAATGTATTAACTACGTCATAGTTGTGATTAAAGTTTCCTAATACAGTAAAGCCGCGGCCGGCTTCCGAAGTGCTCTCAACAGCCCCCGTTGTGTGACGAATATTTCTGATATTAAGAGGACGCTTTGCAATCATATCTCGATAATAAACCGCTTTTTGAGAAGCCGTCATTGGATATGGGCGGGCGCCTACAGCATTCGCTTCAGGCCACGGATAATCTGCGCCAGCCATACCAATAGCGCCAGAATAAGCTATTGTCGTCGCGTCATTATTACAAGTTCCAAGTAACAATTTCCATGCTTCAGGACGGTTATAATATGTATCAGAGCCAGTATTTATTCTTATGTGTCTAGATTGGTGACCACCCACCGCATAATTTGTAAACGGGCCTTGCATTGGTTTTTCCATGTGTGGACCATAGACATCATTGTGCAAGTTAGTAATAGTAACATTTCCGGTAATTCGTGAATTAACAATTGCCTGGAATCCACTATTAACAGTGGTATCAAAAAGATTGAAAGGAAAGGCTATAGAAGATTTAACATTGCTATATGTGAGGCCCTCACCATAGTCTCTACCGTGATAAACTTTTATATGTCTTTTAGTCTTAATCCAGTCTGGCTTTGGATCCTTGTTAACCGGTAAGTTTTCTAACTCGTTCATAAACGAAACAAGAACATTTTGAGGTATAAACATACCACCGTCGCCATCATCAACTGGTCCTGCTGGATAAAGAGCGTTATACGTAAATTCTATTTTTTTAGAAGGCTCAAAATTAACACCACCATGTATAGTAGAGCCTGTTTTTATACTATATGTGTAAAGTCTTTGGAAATTACGTCTTTGATATTCTTGTACTTGATAACGAGTTCCATCTATAGTTCTAACTAATGGGAGAGATTTACTTAAAAAAGGCTGGCTAGCAACAATTCTGCGTACAGTTTGTCGTTGAGTGTTGATAGTGGCATTCCCTGACGATAGCTCAGTTGAGTCTCTTTCAGCTCGATCTTTCCAATATAATATATCGTATGCTTGATTTCTTTTAGATTTTGAAATCCATTGCGAGGCTGAAACAGGGGAGCGGCCAGTTCGTGCATTATACAACTGCTCGTTAATGCCATAAATAGGAGCTTCAATATCAGGCTGTTTAAATTCAAGAGTAGGAAATTTAGTTTGATATTTATTCCTCTCAAGAACATAAGGCTCAATTACATTCATTACATCGGGAATATAATCAGCAGAAGCCGGTATTAATTGTTCAACAATTGTCGAGATAGCATCGTCAAACCACTTGTAATATCCAATAAATTTTTCTACATTGCTAGTTTTTGTAACACGCCTAAAAAATACTTCTCTGAGTTTTTCTAAGTCTTTATATCTATCTCTATATCTATTAACGGGCGCGCCAATAACATTATTAAAATCAATCACTCCTGCAAAAAATTTAAGCATTTCATCTGAAACAGCATTTTGCATGCTTTTTTCAAGTGTAAAAAGATAATCAGGCACTGTTTCCTCAATATCGAAAACCATATCATCTTGATCTAAGATGTTAATCATTTCGGACGAGACAACTTGCTCAGGATCAACGAATTCAAAATTATTAATTTGCCGTCTTTCTATAACATTTTCAGAAGAATTAGGAAAATTATATCCATAGCCTGTATGCTGATAGCCGCTTACTTTTCCAAGCCAATTAAAATTATTTCTAATTAATGCCGAGCCTGAACTATAATCTGTTACTACAAAATTTCCTGTACTATTCGAACTGGTGACTGTTTCAAAATCCCAATTTAAAGCTAAAGTATTTGCATTAAGAAGATCTAAATTAGAACCACTAGGATGTAGAGGTGAAATATTTTGATAAGAGCCTGAAATTCCTGCATTGAATTGGTCTTTTGTGTGCTGTAAGAGTGATTGATTATCAAGAAATTTTGTCCAGTATTTAACATTGGAAACCATAACATCTGATGGAACCAGCAAAGAGCCTGTAATATTTTCACGACGGCTACCAATATAAATTCTCTTAGGTGAGCGTAAGAAATTAGAACCTAGAGCATAGCTGATAGAACTAGATACCTCAAAACTATTATATACAGTGCCTAAAACAGAGTTAGTTCCTTTGAAAATTACATCATAAGTATATGTTAAGGATCCAGAAACTAAGCCAGCCAATGGGTATCCTGTGGGTCTTAGCCTAACTGAAAAATTCCAATTATTATTATTGTATACATCAAAAAATACACTGCTAGAAAGCGCAGGAATTGGATACGGAGAAAAAGAAGAAGTCAATAAGAAATATGCATTTTTTGATTTCTTTTTGTCTCGAACTGCATATACTTGAAAATTTGCATAGTCTTGTTTACTGTAAACATTCTGGAGAGTAGTAAGCGTTCCGTTAAGGGAGGCGGCGCTGGCCGTATTAACTGTGTGGAGTCCAAAAAGCGAGCTACTTAAATTATTGCGGCTATCGTAAGTTAGCCTTTTGATATAAAATGGAAATGTTATTGACGCTTCAACTGTTGCGCCGAACGGGTCCTCTACGCCAACTTCATTAGGAGAGCCATAGCTTCCTGAAATATACCCGCTACTATTAGCATTTGAGGAATCAACAGCTTGATAAACAACAGAACCGGTATTGAGTTTTTTACTAAAATCTGAATAATTTTTAGATATGTTTTTCTGTACTAAATTATTCTCTAAATCATACGTTGTATTGGAAGAATATTGTCTAAACTGCAACAACGAATCATCAAGGTTAAAACATCTAAATACATTTTTTATTGCTCGGGTAGTCCCTTTTGATTTAAAAATATTGGTAAGATTGTTATAAAGATTTACATAAATCTCATTTTTTGTATCTTGAAGATTGCCTTCAAATAAAGTTGTTTCTCCACGATTTAACAATCTTTCTACTATTGAAGAATCTATAAAAGTATCTGGGGTATATAGCCCTAATGACTGTGGAAGATGGCGAGCAAACGGAACTGGCGGAACTGACGCTGTGAAGTAATTTACTTGTTTGATTTTGGGTATCTGCTCTGCTAACAAATAAAGTTTATCAAAATAAGAACCCATAATATGAGAAATTACTTTTAAATTCTCGTTACTATTATTTTCATGATCTTCTATGATCCACGAAGGAACATAATTAACAAAAGCGCTATTATTATTAAGATCATACCAAGAACCAGTTCCCATTAATGAAGAACTAAGGTTTAAAAATTGAGTATGCTGAGTGCGAATAATTGGATCTTGCTTTTCGAAAATCGCAGCGCTAGAGGAAACTATCGCAGAGCCAGTATTTCTACTATATGAATCATATCCAGTCCACGTTCCGTTACTAATTCTGCCGGCATAATCTAAAACTATGCTATCGATACTGCTGGAACCCACTATACCTTCGTTAAATTTATAATACACGCCTAATGTTGTGTTTGAAATATCTGTATTGGTTCCTCCCTCAACATTATCAAACCAATTTCTATTAATTTGTTGAGAATTTCTTGTAACCTTCCAGAAACGAAATTCATCTAAAGACCCGCTTAATTTACCCGCTCCTGCCGTAGCTGAAGAACCCGAAGGCGCTGTTAAAAGGGCACCAATGCGTCCCATCATGCCTTTTGAATTAAGCTCATTAATATTAGAATTATAAGTATTAAAGTCGTTTAAAACGCCGTTTTTATATAATTTTACAACAAAATTGCTTCCAGTATTATAAAACGAAAAAGCAAAATGATTCCATCCAGTGATAGAGGCAGTGGTAAAATCGTTACCGATTGTAGTGTGTTTTAAGGCGGTAGATGTTGTGCCCGATTGAACAGTAAAAATAAACGGACTTCCTGTGGCCGCTCCAGTCAACTCAATCGTAAGGCGTCCATAAGAATTACTAGAAGTAGCGAAATTGTTCCAAACATCTAATATTACTTCTTTAGATGTATTAGTATTAGTGAAAGCTGGCTTTTTTAGCCAAAATTCTACTGTAACGCCTGTATCAAAATTTGATCTTAAATTAGATAGCCTAGTTCCTTTTCCATAACTATCGGGAAGCCCAGCTGTTCGATATATATTTTCATCGTAAATATTCGCATGATGAATTTTATCACTTTCGGGATTAGGGCCCTGTGACGAAAGTGGCCCTGAAGAAGAGGAGAGCGGGCCGCCTTTAAAGGTGATATATTCTAATGAGGAAGGAAGGCCGTAGCCATCGGACGTAACGGCGCCAGATCGAGAACCCCATCCATCTGCTGATAAAAGAATATAACCTGTGCTAGAAGGATAAAGGCTATCGAAAATGTATTTTTCGCCTTCTAGCAGTGAGTTATAAAATTTAGTCTTTTCAGCGCTTGATCCGTCATAAGGATAGTAATCAGAAATTTTATCTAAAGCACCCTTATAAAACAAATAAGCGGAGCTATATTTAATAAAATTGGCCGGATCAGAATAATCTATTTGAGGCGTAAATGTTAAATCTTTTTTTAAAATTTGCGCTGCGTTATCTTTTGATTCTACAAATTCATACCTTTCTTTGTCGTCGGCATAGCCACTGTAGTTTCTATTTGAATCAAATAGTTTTTTAATACTCATAATCTTCTACTCTAAACTTAAATACTTCTTGTTGTTCTTGCCACGAAGCGTTTCGGTCGTCATAAAAAGCAAATTTTAATCCATAAGCGTAGCCAGATTCTAGTAAACTCATATCTAAGTCAAGGTAGTTACCAGATACATCATACGATAAACCAGTATGATAATCGCTACCTGTGCCGTAAGTTATCGCCTCATAGCCGTCTAAAAGCCTGTAAACTCTATAGGATGCACTAACTACTGTTTGTGACTCTACTTGAGAATTCGCTACGGTATAAATGGTTGGTTTCCAATATTTTTCTCTTACAAAAAGATTTAATCTTACCGTATCTTTGGCTAAATATCGCGGCTGTAAGTTGGTAACCGCCAATCTATAAACCTCATCGGCTGTGCTGATTCCAGTATCATATGTCAATGGCTGAATGGTACCTGTAAAATATTGCTTTGTACTTGTTGCGGCATTTGCTATTGCATTGCTTCCTGAAAACCACACGTCATATAGAGGAGAGGTAGACGAGGACGCAATGCAAATAGAACATGAATATATTCCAGTCGACACCCAGCCACCAGTTACCACAGTGACCGAATTACACATCGTAAGCGCCGAGCCTGATGGTCTAGAATTGTCTTTAGAGCCTGAGAAAAGACTGATTCTTACAGTAGAGTCTGCTGTTCCGTATGTGGTTCCGATTCCAGGAATATTTCTTAATCTTCCGCGGATCATATTGTAAAAATAAATTTTATTTAAATTGTCTGCGGAGGGCGCCCGAGAGCTGCTAAAATAGAAATTACCTCGATCATCTTTAGTAGTAGAATCCCAGCGCGCTTCAATAACAGGTCTTTTAAAGAAAAATTGACTACCTTTTCCAAAAAATCTTTTTGTATAATATGATTTCGTTGCGCCCGTGGTGTTCAATGCTACACTAGAATCTTCTGTTACATATGCGGCTGAAGCTCGGGCTTCATAACTGCCTGATAGTTTTATGATTACGCCATAGTTGCTAATATCTCCAGCAATCCAGTGCTCGACCATGGGAGTAATATTAATTTCCATGTCTTCAGTTCCCTGCGGGAACGATTGTTCATACACATACTCCCCACTCGTGTCGCCATGGCCCTTGAAATCGCCTCCAACACTAGTCCAGTTAGTTCCTTCGCGGGCCTGAATCCAATCAGAGCCTATATTTCCTTGTACAAGATCTTTATACCCTTCAAGATCTAAACCATCTCCTTCCTGCCATTCTTTTGTAACGGCTGCAGCAACAAGTTTATAATCAACCGGCGTCGTTCTAGCGTGAGGAGCATTGTATACCTTCATATAAAAGCTAACGGTGCCACTGGCTGGAATTTTCCCAGATGTCCGATCTGAACTAATAGTGGTTATTGGAAATTTAATAAGTGCGCGCGACAATTCTTGAGAACTTGTCGTAACACGGCCGTAAATAGAAAACACTTCTATAATATCAGCGCGCCCCATGTTTGAACCTGTTCCGCGCGTAGTAAGATTAGGCTGGTAAGCGTTTACAATCGTATTATCGGCGCTAGCCGTATATCTGCGTAGCATTATCTAACTTTGCCTTTTATATCAGTTTGAGGATACTTAAATTCAAAAACAGCATTTTTTGGACAAATTACTTGTGTTCCGTCAGGAGAAGTGTTGCTGTTTATATCAAAAACGGTATTGGAGTATTGGGTGCCTGTTTTATTAATAACTCTTACTTTTACAACATCTAAAACCGCCGGTACTCTTTTCAATATTGCATATATAGAAGAGATATCGAAACGCTCTCCAATATAAAATCCATTTTTTAAAGAGCGAGCTAAAACAGTCATACTTTGTTCTATAGCGGCACCCTTTTGTGAATCATTTACTGCTACAATTACGAATTCAATTCCCAAATTTATAATATATGGATCTAATATGTCTATTGTATCATTCATCATTCTATAATGATTTAGCCATGTTTTTAAATTATTTTTGATTGTGCTGTTAGTTTTAGTTAATTTTCCGAACGAATCTTCAGAAATAACATACATATTCAAATTTCTTTTTAAAGAATCGGCATCTTTTTGAACCGAACATCTCTTGATAGAGCCATATTTTGCGGGCATTCTATACACTAGATTTTCATAATCAGTTTGAGTTACCGCTCGATTTTGCGTCGGGAACGTATCATAAACACGTTGTTTAACTTCCGCACTGCTTGGATATGTTACATTTCCAAGCATTGGTTTTTCATTTGTACATTCAAGCGAGGACACCACTGCTGCAACTTGCGAATTCGACAATAATTCTTCATTTTTGAATTCTGTGATCGGAGAAGTCACGCTAGTAATAGTATTAACGGCGCTATTGTTGTTGATTCCGGATACTGTTCTATAAACAACTGTAAGAGTTGTATTAGCCGGCACAATCCCATAATTTCTTCCTTTAGTAATCCTTGTTGGATCAAAAGTCATATCTGTGACATAATCTTTTCCAAAAATATCTACGGCAACTTTTTGTGGCTTAGCAATAATATCAGTATTAGATTCTTCTCCAGAGCCAAATTGTAATCTCACATTGTTACTCGTTCTTACAACTGTAAATTTCCTATTTACAAGGCGTGGCCTCAAAATAGATGGAACATTATCATTTTTATAATTATTATTAGCTATTTCTTGATAAATTATGTCTTGTGAAAGATACTCTACTTCAAAATATTCATTTCCATCAGAATCAACAACGGAGATTATTTCAGCAAGATTAGGGATATCTAAATTAATTGATTTAAACTTAACATAATCACCAGCTATATATTCTGCTTTTCCGAAACGCCCTGAAACAACATTTCCGTAAGCTTTAACTGCATAATGCGTGGGTTCTCCAGTTATGTTGTTTACTTTAGAAACAACTATGGGATTTTTTGGATCACTAAAGTCTACATTTTCAGTCAACACATAAGCAACACCGCCTTCTGAAGATAGCATTGTGCCGCGCTTAACCAATGGAAGGTAGTCGGGAGAAGGTCCTAGGGAGCCAGGATCTGCCGGTATCTCTGCATAAATAGCAACTTCTCCATATGCAGATGGGCGCCCTTCAAGTTTATAGCCTAAAATCCTACCTTGTCTTATAATATTATCAAGACCATATGCCGTATCTAAAAACGACTCATTAACACTATAGTCTAAATAAAAGTTTAACTGATCTCCTACGTAGGCTACAGCATCAAGCATTAAAGAGCCAAAAGATGCTTCACTAAAATCTTGAAATGTATCGGGATAAAATCGTTCCGCAATTTCCATTAAATCGGCACGTATTGATTCAAACTCACGATTAGTATAATTAATTGGTAAATTTCGGTTGTTTTTGGCCATGTAGTTAAATTCCTTAATTAAATAGTAATATCTAGCAAATCATTGATTCCAATATCTGGAATTTGATATTGAATAATTATTCTCATAGAGTTGAAATCTGGATTGTTTTGAAAATTGATACTCTGTAGTCTTAACGCGGGTATGTAAAGGTCGACTTGCTGTGTGATTTTTCGCTTGATCTCTGCAGTAACATTCTCAGAATAATTTTGAAATAAGTAAGTAGCCACCCCTACTCCAAAATTAGGCTCCATCACTCTTTCGCCAGGAATTGTTAAAAGCAACATTTTAAGATTTTGACGCAACATTGTACGCACAGTTTTAATCATTTTAAAACCGTCATGACTATTATAAACAATAGGTAATTGTATTCCTATAGAAGACATATTAAAACCTCATAATAATTACAACTAGTTTTAGTTTTTACACACTTTGTTGTTTGTATCGAGCGGATTTGCATTTATCATTTTACCTCTTCGCCACCTAGGAAGCATAGATTTTAAGCTTCGAGGGCGCAGTGCATCTTTTAAGTTTTGTATGGAAAACTGTATTGGGTCAAACTCAAACATCATTTTAAAACTTTCATCGAAATCTCGTGAGTTATAAAAAGTTTTAAACAATTTTTTAAGTCTACTCTTAGAATTCCTTAAAAGTTCCTGATCCCAGTTGTCCCATTCTCTTACAAACCATCCTGAAAATGGTCCAGGAACTCGATCATATGCAGAAGCCCAGCCCCTTTTACTGTTGCTTAAATCCACCGAATTATCAAACTCATCGACGCTAGCTTGCATTCCAACACTAGCGGGAAACCCGACATCTCCCGTAACTTCTCCAATGGATGGTAAAAATCCTAAATCATTATAGATAGCAATCATTGATAAAACTTTATTAATAGGAAAGATATAACGCGTAACTAATCTAAATTTTTCATCTTCTTCTAATAATTTAATTAAACAAAGCAACTCTTTTGAATTTGCTTGAGGCGGTATATACAAGCCAATAGGATAATCCATTGCATCTACTTCTACACTTGTAATAGCGAGCTTTTGCCCATCTACAATTATTGAAAACTCTAAACCATTTCGAACACCTAGCTGGCCCTCAACGCCTATGGGCTCTCCTTCAGTGCCTTCTTCTGGCAAAAATCGGGCATCGGTAGAGGAATTCTCGGCCGTCTGCATTTCAGAAGATTTATACACTAATTCTAATGTACCTGGATAGACGTCTGAAATATTTAATGATAAGTCATTCGCTTTTATTATTTCTGTGCCTTCCTCAATTCCATATTTAACTCCATTAATAGAAATATACTTTTCAACCACAAAAGGTCTCGAAGGATCCTCATAATCTAGCCCTTCGTAATTATATGATTCAATATCACCAATGGGAACAGTTGTTTTCCCAATTGTATGCACATGTGGGCCGATACCATCAAGCCCATATAAATCTTTACATGAGGGATAACATTCACTTTGTGCTTCTTGCACTTCCCAATTTATGATTTCATGCTTGTGATAAATTTTTGGTTGAGTCGGATGGTAAGCTTCATATGCCCATCCGTTTCCGGCGTCATCTACTTGAAACGAATGTATATGATTTGCAACATTCGAAGTATATCCAAGATCTGCAGTGGTTGGGGTAGCAACTGTAGCTATTATTTCTTTATCTATATCTAGATCAATGCCGCCTTGTGTGAAGTTCATAAGAAAATAATAGTAAACATTATCATATAACGGAGTCATGTTGACCGTTTGCAAATTTACCACAAACTTTTCAGCCATAGAAATAAGTTCCATTTTTACAAATTCTTGAAGAACTCTTTTGGCAGGGCCCTCTGTTTGTTGAATTGCTTCGAAATTTGATTTTTGCTTAAATTCTTCATATGATTCAAATATATTCTCGCGGCCGATTCTCCAATCTTCTCTTGTGGGAACTTTGTAAGTTTCTTGCATTTTATTAATACTAAACAATGCTCGCAAAACAAAATCAGGGGGATCTGATATGGTACCATCATCTACCAATCTTCCGTATGTCTGTACAGACTGTTCTAAGAAACTATACCAAAATTCATAATCTTTAAAAGAATTAAAACGTTCCCAACCAGCGCCTTGAGAGCTTTTGAGAGATTTTTCCATATTTTCTACAATATACTGAGAGTATATATTGCTATATGACTCATCAAAATCGGGCTTAAACGTTGTGAAAGTCGCCAATGTTTTAATAAAGTGAGTGCTACCAAAAATTCTACAAGCTGCATGAATAATACCTTGAATGCCAGCTGCTGATTGTCTTTCTAAGATTCTATTATATGGTAATTCAGTTGCGCAATCTTCATTATATTGAAGTCTCTCATCCATTGGAATACTATTGTAGGTTTCTTCTATTTGTTGTTCTATCTCAGAAAAATTAATTAAATCTACTTTACCATCTTTGCATAAGCTTAATTCTGGAAATAAAACATCTATAAGGCCGAGCCATCCTTGATTAGCTACAGGCTTGATGTAAATCTTAGGGTTTACGTAGCTTAATCCAAACTCAGACGGATCAAGATAAAAGACTCTATTTTCTCCTTCTCGACCTTCATACTCAATTTCATATTGCATACGACTTATTCCCAGTATTGCATCTGCATTTTTTATTTTTTTACCATCGATGGTAGCTTCAGAATACAAAGTTCCCCCTTCGGAGTCAGTCGTATCAGGGACTACGACATATTGAATATCATCCTGTGTTATGTCGTCATACGCTGCTCCGTAAAGAAAAGCTGCTTCATTATCAGCTACTTCAGATATCAGAGTTCGACTCATATACGTCATAAACAAGTCATGAACTGTCTTTAGTTCATTAGCAATAGAAGGTAAACTAAATGCTTCTAAAGGCGTTTCGGCATCTTTTAACCCTGGAACTTTCATTTCTGCTTGTGTTAACATTTCTTCTAATAATATAATTTGAGGCATGTGCTCATTTTCTTTTTGGAAACTTGATTGAAATGTCGGATAATCAGCCATTTCATTAATATTAATCGTATCATCTACAGCTAAAAATTCAAACAATATTTCTTCCTGTATAGACTCACCGCTGAGTCCAAAGATTGCTGCAAAATTTGATAGTTTCGAATTTCCTGAGCCATCTTCATCCGGGTCATTTCCTGCAAAAAGATTCGCTACAATAGAAATCGGAGTCGCTGTAGGTGACGTATTATAAAAATTAGTTATCTTTATTCTGGCATTGTCGCTTTTCATATTGGTTTTCATAATTAAAGGCGTATCGTCAACACCGCGCACAGATCTCCCGAAGCCGCCCGGAGAATAATCAGTTAATGTACTGCGCCTAAGTTCTGATAGATACATTTGTGCACTAAATCCATACTGAAAAGTGCCGCCGCGACCCATGTTATTGTCTGCAAAAGATAAAGAAAGATCTGAGCTAGCTTTTCGTGCTTGTTGTTGAAAAGTAATCCCACCTGGAGCCATAATATAAGTTGTGCCCCAACCCAACGTAGGCAGCTCTAAAGGAAAAAATTTACTTTCTCTAACTCCTAAAGTTTCATAAGAGACATATATATCCGGAAGCTCTTCTATCGTATTACTTCCCACATATTCTATTCGACTGGCTTGTGACGTCAATTCTTCTTGAAGCCATTCAGCAACATACTGCGGAAATTGTCCTTTTTGCAATATAGATCCATCAGAGTTAACAAAACTAACATAAAGTGGATTATTGGATGCTTTTCGATTATGTGCACTTAAAGGATTGCCCATAGTATCACTTAAAATCATATTCAAAAGACCCCAGTTTTTTTCACCGGGTCCGTTTCCTATCATATCCTGTACATATTCAAGCTGTATTTGTTTCATTATGCTATTTAAAGATTTTACAGCTCCAGCTGATACGACTGCCGGCTCAAAAGGAACAATTCCGTTTTCACATCCAGGATCAGATATCACTTGTGGAATAGCATTTGATACTAAATCAGATGGCCCCTGCTGGATAGCATTAGTAAGTTCGTCTAACTTCTCGCGGGTTTCATCTTGAATATTCCGACACATTTGTGCAGTTTGAGATTCTGTCGCTCGCGAACTTAGCAGCGCTGCTCTAGATTCACAAAATTGCTCTATTAATTCAGGAGTTGCACATAGCGAAGGATTAGCCGGAACAGGGTCATCATCGTCTAAATCATCTGCAAAGTTACGCATTGAGTCCTTGAAAGACGCAGGCATTAAATCTCCAATTCCTTTTGCAAAGTCTGCGATTGATTCTTTGCTAGGAAGTGCATCTCTATATTCAGGATAAGCATCTTCTATTAAAGCATCCATGACGTCAAGGGCCTCTGGAGATGCTTCGCCTAAATACATATCAAATATTTCTTGGCGACTTAAATATTGAGATTGATCTTCAGCAAAATTAAGTAGCTGTTCAGTGTCTGCTAGGGCTGTGGCGCCTAGGCCAAGTTTTTCATATATATCTGTAAGAGTATCCTCTACTTTCTGATCATCAGCATCTTGACCGCAGATTGCTTCTTTGATTAGATCTTTTACAGTATCTCTATTATCTACAACGCCATCTTGATCTGAACCTATACCAAGAGCGGCCATGGCCATATTACCACCAGCTCCAAGAATTTTACACATACCGGTACCGATTATCTCGCATATTTTTACCATCAATCTTGTCAAAACAGAAACTAAAACTTGCTGTAATGCATGTTTTGCAATTTTTGGAAATTGACCAGTGATGTCTTTCCATTCGGGCAACCACTCTAAAGGATTTCTCATCACAGGAAATGTAATATCATCTATGCCGCGACAAAAAGGCAACTCAATGTCTTTTATAAAGTCCGCCACAGAAGGCTCAAAAAGAGGAGGCTGCGGGCAGTCGAGGAGTAGCAATGATTTAGTAATAAGTTGGGCGCCAGGAAAATTGCCCAGTATATCCACTACGGAAAGAAGATCTTCTTTGTAATGTTCCAACAATGCCTGTACATACACCTCCATTACAACAGAAGATTCAGCTTGCAAAGCATTAGAAGGGGCATCTTTATCATATCTTTGTGCTAAAGTTCGTGTTTGATTGTTTACGCTGCGCGCTACAAGGCCTTGCTCTCCGGAGGCTGGCTGTCCCAGGCCGCCGGCGCCTTGACGAGGCCTTTCTTTGATTTTTGCTATTAATTCTTTTATTGTCCAAGGCTCAAGATTAGTAATTTGGCCAGGATCAACTCCATTTTGAATATAGTTGCTCACTCTATCGTTTGTTGAATCATCTTTAAACAAGTCATTAGATTTCAGTTTTCTTTCAACAAGGGCCCTGATTGCTTGTTGATCTTCGGGAGGTATTTTATTTAAAAATAATTCTCCGAAATTTTCAAGAGACATGTTTTGAAGAGCTGACTTAACTACACTATTCAATACTTGTTCAAGCGGCAGCTGCTGCATTAAACAATTTGATGCCTCAAGTGCAAATTCGGTCATTCCACAGACTTTAAGCCTAGAAAACACAATAGAAAACAAATCTTTAATATTATTAATAGAAGAATTTTTTTCATCTCCATTAGTAGCCAATTTACGACACGCTGACACAAAAACAGAACCGTCTATTTGAAGTTGTTGAAAGGCTTGTTGTTTTGCTAGCTCCAAAATTTTTGTTTTATCTTTAGTACGAGGATCGTATACTAAATTCAATTTAATCGCATCTTGTTGAACTTCATTAATATTTTCTTTGCATACACTTTTATTAAATAAATATAAAAGAGCATCTGCGAGACTAAAATCAAAATCAAGGATGTCTGCTCCTAGTGTTTTAAACTCTTCCGCTAGGGCTTCACCAACACAACTTTGTATTGTCATATCAGTTGAATTAGTTTCGGTTATTCTGTTCTCTGGCCAATTTACTGTAGCTATAACTTTAGGATATGTATAAGTTTCAACAAACTCAGTCCACTCTGGGGGTTCTCGTGCTGTGAGTTTGTCGTACATTGAGTCGACTTGTGCTAAATATCCCATAGCGGTTTTGTCTTTAAAGTGACCTTTTTTAGTTAAAGACTTGATTTTCTTTTTGCCAAAATGAAATTGTTTATCTCCACATTCAAATGTGGTAATTGATATTTTTTTTAAAACATATTTTGATGTGAAGACAAATTCAATTTCATTAATTGGGGAGCCTCCAATACTAGATATTTTACCACCACGCAAACGATAACCTTTTTTGCTTAAAAAAGAATCAATATCTTTTATTACTCGCTCAAGAGTACCGGTACCTGTTATGCCGTTGTCCCCGTATCTTTTTAAGTAAAAAATTCTTCCTTCATCTTCAAATACTAAATTTCCTTTATCGACTTGTCTGTATAAATTTAAATATCTACCATAGAGATGCAATGCTTTTCGAATTTTCAACATTCTTGAATTTAATTCTGCCGCATTATAGGACGCAGTGATGTCTCCGGATTCAGTAGCATCTTCCTCTTCTTCTTGAGTATCATCATCAGAACTATCTAAAAGACTTGTTACATCTTCATAAGGCAAAGAATATAACAATTTGACTTTTGAGCCCATACGAATATCTAAATCGTATTTCTCATATTTGATAGCTGATTTCAAATCATCAATGTTTTGATCTGAGTTTTCTTTTTGAAAATACACCAATATACCATCAATAGCTAACTCTTCATGCTCTTCAAACAAGCCATTCACATATTCCTCAGCTTCCTCATCCGTCGCATCAACAGAAGGTATAAGAGATGTATGATTTGTGACTATAGTAATTTCAAACTTACATGTTTTTTCATTTAACCAAGGTTCGTCTACATCTTTAGATTTCCAATCTGGCGCTATAAAACTTGGATTCTTGCTGCACGGGGGACAAACTTTTTGTTCAGGTACTTTAACCAAATCATCGCATTGATCTATAATTCCTGATTCATCAGTATCTTGAAATTCTAAAAATTTAGAGGTGGACATGTTTTTTCCTATGATGAGAATACGTTTAAGCTTTTAACGCTTTTTGAACTTCCCTCTTCGCAATACATTATTTCCCAAAAAACTTTGGTCAATCGTAATTGAACGAGGCTTGTAATAAAACTAGCATATGTTTCATTAACCATAATACCAGCGGCTCCAGCATGATGCGGCTGAATGCCTGGGGGTACTGTAATACCCAGGATTGCGGCGAAAGCTCCTTGATAAATTCCCAAACGTATTAGCGCTCCAATAACTTTATCTAAAATATTAGATAGTTCGCGAATACATTCAGTCGTATTTTGGCCGCGCGCGACTCCTTGAAGAATGTCTACTTCATCATTAGCTGATATTCCAGGCAATCCCCAAATTGGTTTTGTTCCATCAGTATTTCCAGCCGATAAGACGATTGGGGGCGCTTGTTCGATCTTTCCTCCATGCGAGGTTATCATTCCAGTTTGACTCATTCCTTTCGCAGTAGTAGGATGGCCAGTACAAATTTGTACACCACCAACTCCAAAATAACGCAACTGATCAGCAAAATTTATAATCGCTGATTGGGTCTTTTGGTTACCTAAAGGGCCATCACATGTTCCAATAGCTGTATCGGGATCTGTTATGTCTGAACAGTAAATTGTAGCCGCGTCATTATAAAACGAAGGATCATAATGGGTGCCATCTTTATATCCTTTTCCGGAACTACCTCTAGAGCCGGGGCCCGATGTTAATCGAATCGCATTTGTGCCTTTACCGTGCGGAGAGGCGCCTTTTCCACCATAACTTGTTCCAATACCTGCTAGCCTTTCGCGACCTAAAACAATAGTAGCTCCTTGATTTTGCAGCATTTGTTCTGCGGCGCCGCGGATCATATGAAGCCCTTTTTGTTTAACATGCGTGTTGAGCAAGCCTGAATCATCAGGAACTATATTCACAGTTTGATTAAGTTTGAATCTTGCGTAAACATCTGTAGCAATTTGTCTTCGATAATCTTTTAATTCTGAAAGATCGTGTAATTTGGGTGATTTAGGATCGGACATAATAAATTTCTTCCATTTTAATTGTTTTTCATTTTTTCATTTTTTTTAAAATTAATTTATATTTTGGATTGCCGGTGTGACCTTCATATCCATAATCGGCTTTTTTTCCGCGAGCTGTTGATGGTGCAGTATATGGTTTAATTTTTGCATCTTTTCCTAACAAACCATCGTCGCCCCCAAAAACATAAGCATCAATAATGTTAGTATTTCGCATATTACCGCCGGCTAACATATAAGTTGTTTTGGTTCCAGATTTTACAATTTTATAACATATATCACCATGTGATGCATGGTCTTTTGATCCCTTATACCTACCTTCAAAAATAAATATATCTCCTACGGCCGGCTCAACAGTTTCATCAATAAGGCTGTAAGGATACCATTTGCAATCTTGATACTGACTAGTACTTCGAGCCTTCCAGCCTACCTTGGTGTAGTTAGTGTGCCCATAATACCATGTCCCAGCTTGAAAAGTTGGATCTTGGGGACGTATTATATAATTAATGTACGCCGCAGACCATGCTATTCGGTTCTTTGCTTGACTTTCTCCCCACGATTGTCTTTTGCCTTTAGCAAGATCTGTATTGCTCGCCCACATTTCAACAACATTGCTGAATGCCGGCTCTTTTGTTTCATGTACTCCTTGTCCTCGCGTACCGATGAGCGCGCTTGTAGTAGATGAAGCCGAAGCAGTAACATTAAACTTGTTAGCTGTCTGTATTACACGATTAAGTAGTTTTGTTGGATCAAGACCAGCGCCGGCGGGAGTTCTTATTACTTCTGTAGATAGATCGTCCGATGCTCTGATCTCCTTTACCAATTCGGTCATGTCTCTTTTCGCACTCCAGGGATCTCCACTGCCGGCAGTTGTAGCTAAATTTGTATAAGAGCTTTCACCGCCTGTTTCTATCATGTATTTTAAACTACTACAGCCTGCGCCATGCTCGCTAGCATCATAAAATTCACCATCAGAGGTGTCCATAATCTCATCAAAATGAGCAACTTTTAATTCTGGTCCGTCAAAATCCGACTTCTGTAACACAACCTGTACCACGTCTCCCAACTTTGGAACAATTCCGCTATATGATTGTTTAGAAATAAACATTGTATGGTCATGAATAAGTCGATTTAATTTATCTACCTTAACTGCAGATGTAATTCTACATGGATCTTTTAGAAAAATATGAGGCCTCAAACCATTGTTAGATGAAATAATTCGGCCGCGAAACATTATACGTGGAACCTGATCTTCTTGATCTTTATAGGGGCGATCTTCGTCATTAGGATTCCCGGCAGAAGGATAATAGCCATCGCCGATAATCATCTTAGCCGAGTTACTGTTATAGGGGAGCGGCTTTGTTAACACACGAACCATGAAAATAACAGCATTTTTAGTGGCGTTGGGGTGGTTTGGCGAACGTTTTCGAACGATTCCTGCTAACAACGTGCGCCCTTCGGCTGGTGTAGTAGGCGTAGACATTCATGTGCCCCCCTGTATCATGTCAAACAAGCTGGACTTATCTTCTTCAGAAAGCACGGCAGTTTGTTTAGAATCTTTTTGTCTAATTCCAATAAGCTTAACAAGCTGCTCATTAGATCTTTGAAGCGTTTCTATGTGCTTTGCAGCTACAGGGCTTAAGTACTTGTTTTCTTCAGAATTGTTTGCAATTTGATTTGCGATTTCATTTAAAAATTCTCTAGCTGCTTTTCGATCACTACGTATGTTATCTAGAGCTTCATTAATTAAAGAATCCAAATCTTTCTTGCTCATAATTCTCCATTTTCCCAGTCTTGCTTAAATAAAAAATATTTCTTTCGAAACTTTTTTAGCGAGTTAACGATTTGTTTGGTGTTTAAACCCGTTATTTCGCGTAGATATAAATAAATAGCCTTTTTATTAAAAATATCGATATCATCCTTGGACTCAAAAAGGATATTAATAGCTTGATATACTTTTAAATCATTTTCTTTCATATTTGACGTGTCCCATGATTTAAGTTCAGAATAAAACGAATTCCAGAATTCTTGCTCTTCTCTGTTGGTAACATACGAGTCGTTAGTAGAGAGATACTCTTCTTCAAATCTTTTTGAGACGGCCTCATAATCTACCTCGCGTTTATTACGTTTCTGTTGTCGCTTTACCTTATGAATAAACCAATTTTTTGTAATTACCGAGAAGTAGGAAAAGGCTTTAGAGCCTTTACTGGGATCGTACTTGTCTAAAATGGTCATTAGCCAAATTTTGCATTCATCTCTTAAAACGTCACAATTTGGTAAATTAGTAAATTTATAAGTAAAAACTATTTTATCCACCATTTCATCGAATGCTGGCTGGATCCATTTTACATATAGTTCCGTTCTATCCCTGATGCATGTAGTTTGAGAATACTTAATAATTGCATTCTCATGTTCTTGTGTAAAATAATGATTTTTGCGCTTAGCGCGTCTTTTCTTTTGTGTTTTCTGCTTCATCTTCTATTTTTTCTTGTGTCTCCTCAGCCTCAGTTAGGGAATATATTTCTTCAAAAGTCTCAAGCTGCTCATTAAAAGAGATAGCATGCTCCAACAACCCACGCAGAGTGTCATCTCCGTAAAACGAATCTAATTCATAAACAGCTTTTAAATGGGATGCAAATCCATTAATCATTTGTTGTAAATCTCCTAGCTCTTCTGAGACTAACAGAAGTCGACTAATTACCATTCGAGTATATGTGAAAATTCCAATATTAAATAATATCGATATGAAAAGAATAGCACTTAATATTATCTCAAGACGGGTCATATTCACTCTCTTTTAGATTATCTTTTTGTTTTTGTAGAATTTCTTTATTTGCTTCAATATATTCATGAGTAAGTTGTCCTGTCTTTGTGCTGGATGAGACATCTCCCTTTTTCTGTATTACAGGCTTAGATAACAGCTTTACCATAACATTTGACGATTTACATTTTTCACAATCAGTGTAACATTCATCAATACCATGAATAACAACTATACTTTCCAGACATAACTTACATTGATACCTATAGCGAGGCATCACTTAACCATATTTTCTAAATCTGTATTAGTAATCGCGCTATTGTCGCTAAATCTTACAGTAGGGGGATTTTTTACCATAAGCCCTTCCTGCGTTTCAACTAAATCAAAGTTTTTCAATATTGGAACAATGTCCAACTCATTTAACAATGCTTCCTGAAGCGCCATCATAACCGCTCCAAGCGCTTGTGTTGATAGCTTATGAGTTTTGCTATCTGCGTTATTATCCATTACTTAGCTCCTTTTTTTTTAATTCAGCCAGATCATAATCATACATCATTCTGGCTAATTCTTTAAATTTGATTTTTGGTTCCCAATGTAAGCGTTCTTTTGCTTTGGCAGGGTCCCCTAATAAAAGAGGCACTTCATGAGGGCGAAATAAACGAGGATTGATTTCTACATGCTTCTGTACATCCAAACCTGCATATTCAAAAACTTCCTGCAAAAACTCACGAACGGTGTGCGTTTCGCCTGTTGCTATAACATAGTCGTCCGGCTCTTCCTGCTGCAACATTTTCCACATTGCTTCTACATAATCTCCCGCAAATCCCCAATCTCTTTTAGCATCCAGATTACCTAAATATAAAGTATCTTGAAGCCCTAAACGAATCTTTGCAGCGGCTCTTGTAATTTTACGAGTTACAAAAGTCTCCCCTCTGCGAGGGGATTCGTGATTGAATAAAATCCCACTCGATACGTGCATACCATAACTTTTACGATAATTTCTACAAAGATTGTGTGCAAAAACTTTTGCGCATGCGTATGGGCTAGCCGGCATTAATCTTGTATTCTCGTCCTGTGGAACGATGGGATTATCACCAAACATCTCTGAAGATGAAGCTTGATAAATTTTAGCTTGAGGACAAACATTTCTTGCGGCTTCTAAAAGTCTAAGGGTACCCATTGCTACAATTTCAGAAGTTTCTTCTGGTGTGTCGAACGACACTCTTACGTGTGATTGAGCAGCTAGATTGTAGATTTCGTCTGGTTTGTGTTCCTGTAAAATTCTGTAGAGATTTCCACTGTCTATCATATTACCATAAACAAAATCAAACATCATAACATTTTCTTCATTTTCAAAAACATGATCAATTCTATCAGTATTTATCAAAGATGTTCTTCTCTTGACGCCAACAACATGATAGCCTTTTTTTAGCAATAAATCTAGCAAGTATGAGCCATCTTGGCCCGTAACTCCTGTAATTAAAGCTGTTTTATTGTTGTTCTGCATACCACTCATAAGTTTCCCTCAATCCATTTTTGAATTTTGTAAAGTTAAAATTTCCCAACAATTTTAAAAGATTTTTATTGTCTCCATCTTTCCGATATTGTCCATCAAGCTTTCCATTAAAAATAGGCATAATTTCTTTTCCGGAAGCTTTCACACACACATCGATCATCTCTTTTATGGTAAGATTCTCGCTTGGTGCCACAATAACAGGACAATCGCTATTGTGCCGTTCTAATAACGTAGGTATAATTCTTACTAAATCATCTACATACAGTTGCTGGCGCCGTGGGCGACCGGTTCCCCAAAATTCCACTGATCCTTTTTGGGGTGCATTATAAATTTTTCTTATCATAGCGGCCACAAAGTGTGATTTATCATTATAAAAATTATCTTGAGGTCCATAAATATTAGATGGACAAAAGCAAGAGTAATTCAATCCATACTGGCTTCTATATGATTTAGTTTGTATATATAAAACTCTTTTTGCAAATCCATATGATAAGTTTGTAGGAGCGGGAGGACCATTTAAAATATCGTCTTCTGTAAGAGGATATTTTTGCACCTCATTCGGATAACAACATGTGCTAAGCGCACACAACACCCGAGGAATATTGGTCTTATACGCTTGGTGAATTACATTGGTATTAATCATTACATTATCATAAAAAAATTCTGCTTGTCTTTGAGCGTTGTCTTTGATTCCTCCAACTCGGCCGGCCAAGTGTATAATAGCATCTGGCTTTATGTCACTAAACAACTCATAACACTCTTTACTATCAATAAGATTACAATCTTTTGAGCCAACATAAGTCCACTCAGGCTTATGCAATTTCATTCTAGAGCCTAAGAATCCAGTGCCTCCCAATACCAATACTTTTTCAAACATTAATCATTACTCACATGTTTATTAACAATGCTAACGATAGTATCAAGCTCCTGCTCAGTAAGCTTTGGATGATTTGGAATATAGCAACCATACTGATCAACAATAGATACATTTTTTAAAGACACAGGCTTATAGCGTTTTTTATACATTGGCTGTGTTCCCATAGAGCCACAGATTAAAGGTCTGATTTCAATATTATTTTGTTGAAATTCTTTTACAAGATTATCTCTGCTGGGGTGTATGAGAGGGAACGCAAAATTGCTAATAAAGTTATCTTGCCCAGCAGGCATCCAATAATTATTTTTAATATTATTGCAATAAAACAAATAATTTTCATTTCTTATTTGGTTTGCCTTGTTTAATTTATCAATTTGGCCTAAACCAATAAATGCTTGCAAGTCAGTAGATCTTAGATTGAATCCAGGTACATAAAATCGATATAAATTATCAAACTCTGTTCCATCATTAGCGCCAAAATACTCTTTTCCTTGCTGATCTAAATCTCGACTCCAGCCGTGTGAGCGCAACATTTTTAACAAATCATATAAAAATTTGCTATTAGTGTTGATGAATCCACCTTCAATAGTGCTAAAATGATGACCAAAATAACAAGAAAAAGCGGACATTAAGCCAAAATTACCTAACTTTTTACTTTTAAATTTGCTACCTGTGCTTTCGCACGCATCTTCGAGTAAGTGCACATTGTACTTCTCACACAAATTAACTATTTTATCCATTTGAGGAGTTAGGCCCAGCACTGATACCAATATCAGTGCCTTGGGAGACTGTTCTATAAAAATCTTTTCTAAATGCTGCAAATTAACTGAGAGGTCTTCAAGGTTAATATCACACAACACCGGGTCTAGCCCAAATTGAATTACGGGCGCCAAATCCGTTGCCCATGATAAAGCTGGAACTACAATTTTATCATTCTGAGATACATATCCAGCCTCAATCAATGCATAAATCATAAGCAACAATGCTGAAGATCCCGAGTTTACATATACCGCATACTCAGTACCGAGCCATTCAGCCCACTTTTGTTCTAGTTTGATAGTTTGTTCGCCTTTAGTCAGGCGAGGATATTTTTTGAGCCATGTGATCAATTCATCAATATCGGTCTTATCAATAGTATCTTTTACTAAAGTAATCATGACTTTTAATCCTTATTGTTTTTTCCAGACGTGGCGCCTTTGATACTTTCCCAATCTTTAATTTTTCTTACTTCCATATTTTTGCTCCACGCTGCCGAAAGCATTGTAGGTTCAACATGTATATCATTAAATAAATTTATAAATGCATTAAGATCTTTTGGAAAACATTTACCACCAAATCCTAAATGACCATCATGACCCGGAACATCTACGTGGGAATTTCCTATCCGACCGTCAGATAAAAATCCATTCATAACATCTATCCAACTTAAATCAAGCGCTTCAGAGGCCTGTTTCATTTCATTCATAAAAGATATTTTAACTGAGAAAAAACAGTTACACATATATTTGATAAATTCTGCAGATGTGGGATCTGTGCTGATAATGGAAGTGTGCGGAAAGCGAACTCTATAAAGCTGCTCTACTCGATCGCAAACCGTCGAGCTTCCACCAATTACAATTCTAGATGTGTTAATGAAGTCTAGGCGGGCATTTCTCTCAGTCAAAAATTCAGGATTGAAAGCTATATCTAAGGTGGGAAATTCTTTTTGCAAAGACTCAGTTGTTCCGGGAATTGCGGTAGATTTTAAAATAATAATTTTGTTTTTATCTTGATATTCCTGGCTGTAGTTTGAAATTTTGCTGAACGTGTCCTTAACAATTGATAGGTCTATTTTATTGTTATCGCCTAAATGCATAGGCGTCGGAACAGCTACAAATATAAACTCACATTCCATAACTTCATCAAATGTGTTAATTGACCTACGAGAATCGGCATCGTAAACTTTAACATCTGCGTGAAGTCCAAAGCCGCTGGCTATAGCCGAGCCGACGAAGCCATTTCCAATAACTCCTACTTTATGCATTGGTGCTTTTGTCCTCTGCAATCTGACTAAAAAACATATAACAAGATAGGAAGCCTTTTTCAAAAGAATATTGTGGAGAGTATCTGGATAGTGTCTTCACTTTTGAAATATTAGGACAGCGCCGGCGGGGCTCTTGGTTTGGGTATTCTTCAGGGTATGGCTTTTGCACAAATGTAGAATTGGGTACATCTACAAGATTGTATGCTTTTTCTGCGATATGTAACGCCGATAATTCTTCATCTTCTGAGCCAATATTATAAATTTGACCAAAGCTATCAGATAACAGTACGTGAAACATATATACCATCGCGTCCGCAACATAGCAGTATGTGCGCGTTTGTTGACCGCTTCCATAAACAGAAAAATCTGTTTGATTAATCATAGATTTACAAATATTTGGAACAATTCTTCCATCATATAAATCCATCAGGGGGCCATATAAATTAAACGGCCTTAAAACATTTACTGGTGCATTGTAGCTAGTATAATACACATACGATAAAGTTTCTAAAACGTTTTTTCCAATATCATAACAACTACGATTACCAAAAGTGGTAACAGTTCCGATATATTCTTCCTTGGTGGGAATATTTTCCGGGTCTGGAGTACCATATACTTCACTAGATGAAAACATCAATATTGATTTTGTATTTCTTAGGCGCGCCAAATCGAAAACACTCTTGGTGCCCAAATAAGATACGTCTAAAGTCTTTAAAGGTGCTTTTAAATACTTCTTAGGAGACGCTATACCAGCGCAATTAATTATATAGTCTATTGGGCCCTCTTCAATAAATGAATCCAAGGAATTGCAAATATCGTAATCTTTGTAATCAATTGCAATAATCTTAACTTTGTCTTTATCAGAAAATTGCTTATCATTTAGATATTTGAGAAATGATACAATTGTTCTTCCTAAAAAACCATCAGAGCCCGTTATAAGAATCCGACTGCCTTTTAAGAGTTCTTTTTTCTCTCTTAAGCTTTTAAAAATATGTAAATTGTCTCTTTGTAAAATTGGACTTTCGATAGTTTTCATTTTTTATTGTGTCTCCATTGTAAAAACTTTTCGTAAATATAATCAGGCGCTGGATGCCAGTCATAGTCACTATTAAATAAAACTGGCGTCTGTAAAGGATTCCAGTTATCTTCATATCTAATTTTGTTCTGAGGTATAGACCATACTACATGCGGAAGCCCGCAAAGACTCGCAAGATGCATAGGGCCAGATGACGAACCAAATGCGCAATCAGCACTTCGAAGTATAGGAAGCAGCTTTTCTAGTTTCATATCTCGAAGATCTGCTGTTCCTTCAATGTGGCCAGATTCACTTTTGGTACCAATACATGCAATTTTTTTATTGCCCAAAAGGTTTTTCAGTTTAATCCAATTTTCGGTGCTCCAGTTATCTTCTTGGCGCAGCGGCCGCCGGCGAAGATGAAAAATATAATCATATCTTTTATACTTTCGTTTTCCGGTGTCTCCCAAAACAACATATTTAGGTTTAATAGTATGTTTGCCAAACATTACCATTTGTGTGTAATGAGTATGCGGAGGGAATCCTATACGACGAGGCAAAACTACCGAAGTACCCTCAGTAAGAACAATATTGTTTTTTCTAACTGCGTCTTTAAATGCGCTTCTAATATCTAAGTTGTGCATAAAAAAAGCATCTGGATTGCCGCCTTGTGGCTCGTATGCAATATAATTATCTGCAAAATCACTATATAAGGCGCGCGAATTAACGCGAGAAATTATTGTTGTGTGATCAAATTTTGTTGAAAGTGCCCGAATATAAGCTTGCCACGCAAACAATTCCCACCCGAACTCGCCCGTCCATGGGCCTGCAATAAGTTTTTTCATTCATATAATCTCTTATAATCTAAAGAGGCTTGATGCAACTTATCTGTTGCAACTCCTTCATCAAAAATGCCGCGACCAGCATAGTGAATTATATGAGAATCAAATCGGTCAGGACTACCGTTCCATGCTTCTGAAAACATTGTCATATGGTTAAACTGGTAATCCAATGGGGCTACCTTATATCCAAGTTTCTTGATTTGATAGCCAATGTGCACATCGTCGGTGCCCCAATCGGTAAAAAATCTACCATTTATTGGTTGAAAAATATCGCGATGACACTTCGAAGTAAGAAAAACACCTGTATTAATGTAGCCATCGCGCCACCCAATGTCTCCAAACTGATTTTGCGCATTTAACATACACTGTACTCTTTGTGGTTTTCTTGAACCCACATCTTCATACACAGTCGCGATACTATCGTACGGAACATGGTCAAATAAATTAGGGCACTCAGGAGTTAACAGAATATCGCTATCAAGATGTAAAATTCTATCATATTCTTCGTGAAGATCATAGTGCTTCATAATTCTAAAATGCCAAAGACCATCGCCGATACCAGAACGGGCAGCATTACAATTTAATGACTCATCTAAAATTAAGAAATCTGCACTGACGCGTTCAGCATATTTTCGAAACACTGGATGAACTAATTGAGCCCATCCCTCTACGGTTTGATCGGCTCTTGTGGTTAAAAGTAATTTCATTGATAAACTCCGTTTTTATTTAAATATCATAACCTAAATGTTCTAATTTGTCAAATAATTGTTTCCACGAATCTTCAAAACGAATTGCTTTATCATCAATATAAAAGCATGCTCGTGGTTTTTCTGCAGTTACTTTGCTTACATATTGAGCCATATCATGCTTTTCAAGCCACTCCCATATCAGTTCAATGCCTGTCTTACCATTCACAAGACCTCGATCAGTTCGCGCTTTAGCGCTAAACATTATAATAGTATATTTTTCAGACAAGCGCCGTAAGGCCTCTTTCGAGCCCTGAATTGGCTCATCGTATATTGTACCATCATAATAACCCTTTGAATTTTTATGAACAACGCCATCAAAATCAACACCAATATTGATTTGTTCGTCTGGATAGCTGTGTTCTCGGATTTTTCCTCCTTTCCAGTTCGCTTTCTTTAGGTCATCTGAACTGTTATGACCTATTGAGGGGCATTCGCGGCCCGAACCATGCGTAAGTTGATACTGCAGCAAAAGAGTTAATACCTCGGTAGAGTGGTAATATTGAGTGCCTAGCTCTACAACCGTGAGACCTGGGACTGGAATATTCATAGGCTGGCCAGTCACAAGAGCTGTCTGCATTCCGTTTTGGGAAGCCCATTGCAACGCCTTAATAACATCAGTAGATTTTCCAGACGATGATATTCCGTATACTAATGATCTTTTCATTTGTGCTTTGGTTCTTACAGCAGTTCTACAATCAAGCCAATTAACCATCCATTGATCAAAACTAGAATCATTGATAAACGATGTAGCCACAATGCCAGAACTTGGACAAATAGCGTTTTTTTGTCCATTTGAAAGTCTTGTTATATCTACTGCTGTATGATCAGCTACTGCTAAATTACCTCCATGGCCTAAAACATAAATATCATCGCAGTTATTGAACTTTTCTTGAAGCGCCTCCCATTCCGGGGACTTTACAATTTCGATAAATTTTTGGCCAATATTTTCAATATTAATCATAATACTCCTTTGCAATTAACTCTGCTATTTTTAAATCAAACTCTGAATCAATGTCCATGGATTCAATATCGCCAACAAAATAGAAATAAGGCTTATTACCAATTCGGCATTTATATTCTACTAGTGCAGTGCGGCTAATTCCGTACAAAGCGGTTGTTTCGTTAAAAACTTGCTTAGCATCTTGACTTCTGGGTAGTTCAGATGGATCATAATTTATGGGCGCGCCTTCAAACCAATACCATCCACAATTTTTATACGCTGTAAATATTGAATCATAGTTATTATTTTCTTTTAATATTTTAACACATTCTTTTATAGTTGTCGAGGTGGTAAATGGAGAAGTAGCAAATAGCTGAAAATAATAATCATGAACAGGGACAGTATCAAACCAATAGTTTAATAGATCATTACCATTAGCGCTGTCTTTTGCAAGATTCGGATCTCTATTGATTATATCAATATTTTTATATATACAATACTCTTTCACTTCGTCGCTATCAGTATCAACATATATTTTATTAAAACACTTAGATTCAATTGCAGCGTCAATTATATATTCAAACAAGCGTTTATTATTCAAGAGTCTAAAGTTTTTTTGAGGAACTCTGGTGCTTCTCTTTTTTATTGGAATAAAGCATGCTACACTATTCATTTTCTATAATATCTGCCTCGCTAGCTTCTTGGAAAATTTTTAAAGCGACTGGATTAATACAATGTATTTTAACATCTGGATAGTGAACGCTGATCCAATCTTTAACCAACTTCCAATAACGCAACACTAATACGCCTTCTGACTTATGATCAATTTCTGTTCTAAAAGTTCCGAACGAATAATCACAATCATGACCAACTAAATAGATATTTTTAAATCCCGCATATAGCATGAATTGTAATGCTTCAAAAGAAATAGAGGCAACACCCATAAGGGGGCCTTGGGAAATATCTTTTTCAAACAAACATTCATTAGGTATTCCGCCTAAATTGCATGTATAATATGTACTATGTTTCATTCCAAGAGGCATTCTTCCTCTTTCGCCCCATAATTGATATCTAATAAATTTTGTTATATTTGGTTTATAGTTATTGTAATCATCAAAACAATTTATAAACTTTGCTGGATTGCGTGGAAAAGTATCTCCCATAAACCAATAATCTAAGTTTATATCTAAATAAATTTGCTCGTTTAGGCCAACTTTAACGACATTTTTATTAGTTTTAAAATCCATAATAGAAGGACCAGAGCCGTATAAAATAGCTGATTGTCCTAAATGTGCATTTTTATAATTTCCAAAAGGGTTTTCAATAGTCATTTTTTAATCACTGTTATTCGATGTACGTTGTTTCTTTGAACGAATGATTCAATAATTTCTCCACCATATCTGTTGCATAATGAATCAAGATTATAATACCCATGCGGCAGGCGATCGCTTACATCGTGGCGCAAATCTCGTTTTTTGTCATCAACTGAGATTATCACACCTCCATCTTTAAGCATAGAGATCATCTTTTCAAATGCTGACGCAGTTCCCCAGCTTTCCTGTAAATAAAAAACCCCAAATAAAAATATGATATCGAACGGATCACCGGTGTATTTTTGAAGTGTGGTTTTAACAAATTCAATATTTTGCCTACAGTGTACTTTGTTCATTTCTCGAAAAGCGTCGATGGCCACTATATGACCCACATGGTTGCTTAAAAAAGCGTCAAAGCGCCCATTTCCACACCCTATATCTAGCATTCGGACATCTTGATTGAAATATTTATTAATAGATGGCCAGATCTCATCACTGAACACTTCAATTGTGTTTGTTGGGTCAATAGATTCATCATCGGCTGAATTATATTTTTGAAGACCCTGGCCCAATACAGGAATTAAATTCGGAGAATCCGATAATTTAAATATAAAGCTCATGTTTTCTTACCTTTTCCAATATAAACCATAATACCTTTTTTGTCATATCCATCAACATTATAATTGCGATGTGTGCCTTCGGTAGATTGAAAGCTATTTTCTACCCAATTTTTTAGCTTTTCATTATAGTCCGGATCTTTTTTGTCTGTTGAATTATCGATTATAAAACAATTTTTAATATCAAGATTGTTCCAAATTTCAGAATAATAGTAAGCAGGAGTCTCGGACAAGCATTGATGCGAAATTAATATATCATAGGAATGTTTAAATATTTTTTTATAATCAGTAGAAGGAATAAATTTAATTTGTTCGTAATTTGCAATGGCGGATTCTGAGCTGCTTTGTAGCCTTCGAACATTATCGGGAATATCTAAAATTGTATAATCTACTGGATTATTATCTACAATATGGCGCGCCATGAAACCATTACCAGCACCAATCTCCAAAATAGAACCAGAAAAATCTTTAAAGTGTTTGTCCCACTGAACAACATATTCCGGCTGATCAATACAATAAACTGTAAATCCATAATCCTTAAGAACTACCCACATGTCCTTTATGTTCTCTTTGTTTGGTTTTTCGCCGGCGGCGCTCATGATTTTTCTCCTACTATTTCACAATCTTTAAATAAGGGCATTGAACGCAAGTCGCGGTACCAGGGATCCTCAGCCTGATCCTCGTGATGTTCGGGGAATACCTGAAGAAGCGTTAAGCCGCGAGCGGCTTGCTCGGGAGTCATATACATGTTCCAACCACAAATTTCAATATCATCAGATACGTGGTCGCGACCTTCATAACGCGCTAATTTAAACCAATCTACTGCCTCTTTATCGTCAGTTAAAATCATGCCGCCTTTCCCAATCTTAAGATTTTTTTTAGTCTGAAAAGAAAGACACATAAATGTTCCCGGAATATACATTCCCGAAGTAAATCTTTTAGCCGCATCATAAATTGGATAAGGCTCAAGTTGGTAGATGCCTTTCCACTCATAATCTTTAAGTTTCACAGTGCCGCCGGCATGCATAATAGATTGAGGTACCGATAAATATGTACGACACGGAATAGTGACCTCTTGTACTTTAAAATATCTGCAGCACATCAAAAGAGCGTCTGTGCAATTATCTGTAGCTACCGCGTATTTCGAGCCACAATAGTCAGCTACCGACTCTTCAAACATTTCGACAATTCTCCACGGATTATGACGCATTAAGTTTCTCCCATATGTAAATTAAATCCTCTTTATTAAAAAATCGTTTTGAGGGTTGATTATCTAAAATATCGCCGCGGTTATTAATCATAAGCTTACCTTTATTGTATAAATTTAATATAGAAAAAGGGTGCTGTTGAGCTGGATATCTGTAGTTGTTAGCAATTACTCGATAGCCGTCGCCTTTTGCTGCGTTATTGTTGTGCATTTCAAATTCCCACGGGGACAAATTTGGTCTTAAATATTTTAAAAAATATTCTTTAGTCCAAATGGCCGGATGAAGTGAGCAACGATAATCAACTCCCTGATTAAATAATAACAACTCTTCGTTAATTTTTGTAGAAGATTGTAATGGTAAGCCGCCGCCAATCATTGCTTTGTCGGCATCTCCAGATTTAAATTGCTCTTCAAGCAAATTAATACGGTGTAAGTCAACTTCATTTAAAACTATCAAATCATCTAATAAAATTATGAAATATTCATCTTCAATATTATTAAAAAAAGGTATTAATCCGTTAGTCCAGCTTGTACCAAAATCATTTTGAGTGCCTAGATTTTTTCTTACTACATTCTCAGGCAAATTTTGCAGTTTAGATACTTCTTCATACCCTAATAATACTATTTCTTGATTAGGCCAATATTTGTTCAAAAAATGAATATTAATCGGACATACATGTGTATATTTATTAGAAGTTATTAAAAATATTTTCATTTAATTGCACTCCTTGCACGGCTTAGCTAAATTAAATCCAGTCTGTTCCCATCCCTTATGACAGTTATGGCGCACATTACGAGTAAATGGATCAAAATTACTACCCATATCAACAAAAGTAACCTCGGGATTTTGCTCAAACCATTGGCGCGCTAAGATTCGCGCCAGAGGGCCTAGCGAAATACCTACTACATCACCCGGTTCGAAGTACTGCGGCATTGTAGAATAAATTGCTCTATAATAGTCCCAACTATTTTGCCGTGGGAGGCGAGCGGCTTTTTTAATATCAATTCCTAAATCTTTTATCGCATCTATATTCTGATCATTGCCTCCGATCCAAATCATTTTTCTATCTTGCATCGCAGCAGGAAACGTATCTACAAAATTTTTCCAGTTACGATTAGTTGTTACAACAGCTAATGTTTTTAGTTCATAATCACCTATCAACTCATTAGCAAGTTTATTATAGCGCGGATAACACAAAGAGCAAGGAACACCAATATAATAATTTTTTTGTTTATGCTTGATAGCGTTAAGCAATGCAGCACTCAAAGATGCATCAACGTACTGATCGCCGCGGGCCACTACTGATCCTACTTGATCAATCGCCATCATCTCGCCATCATTAAATCTAGCATAAGCAAAAGGTACTTTATTTTTAATATTATTAATAAACCAATCCATATTATAAATCATTTTAATCTCCTTTGATAATACGATGACTGTCGCTATCAAAGTGTTGTGTAGAAAACTCAAAAAGCTCCGATGGCTGGAGCGCCACCATTTGATGTCGGAGACCTCTGTAAACATGAAAGTTATCTCCTGGGTTTAAAATTATTTGTTGAGCTTTTTCTATATCATCCTCGTCTGAATATTTTACTATCATTAATCCTGATTGTAAATAAAAAACCTCATCTTTTAATTTATGATAATGCCAGGAACACCTTTTACCTTGTTCAAAAAATAAAAGCTTACCGCAATATTCTTCACAATTTACAATCCATCGTTCCCAGCCCCAGCCTTTATCTACGTGTTTCATTGGTAAAGAAGTCTTCATCTTTAATTCCCTTATCGTCTATATACACATCTCCAGCAGGTTTACCTAAAAATAAGCTATGATATTTTACTCCCCACTTTTCTAATTGTTTTTTTGTTCCTTTTTCGAATAAATGATATGCAAGAGCAGTGGAATTGCCGCTTCTGCCCATACCTCTTGCTGTTTGAAAAATTATTGTATGTCCCTCTTCGTATAAATTATTTACTTTTCTTATACGGTCTTCATAGGGCTCGGCCTGAGAGTATTCACCCTCTGTGGTGGTACAGATTGTACCGTCTATATCAAATACATAAGTCATGTTTATTGATTAATGTCCTTTTTAGTTAAAACGTAAGTTCCCATGTGTGTTACCGATATAGCTGCTAGTTTATTAGCTATTGGAATAGCGTCGGCAATGCAATTTGTTTTTAAATATCCGTACACAAGTGCTGATAAAAATACATCTCCTGCTCCGCATACATCAAAAACTTCGACCGGCGTTGTTTTGAAAATTTGATTTTTGTAGCGAGCGCCGTTCTCACCTAATGTTATAACAAATTCAGAATCTACAGGAAAGTTTTCAATATTTGAGAATTCTTTTTCATTTATTTTTATAACACAATTATTATAACATGTCAAATCTTTTTTCTTAGTATCGACAAAAATAGGTATTTCATATTGTTTACAAAAATCAACAATCTTGATACAAACTTCAAAGCTTAAAAACCCTTTATCATAATCACTAATAACTACTGCATCGGGCATACTCTGCTTTACTAATTGTAAAAAATCAACATTAAACAATTCAATCTGTTTTTCTTCACCCTCATCCCATCTCAAAAGATGTTGATTATGTCTAGAATCCACAAATCGATGTTTACTGATTTTTTCATTATTTGTATAATGAGTCACAAAAATACCCAATGCTTCTAGATTTAATCGCACATTAGACGACATTCCTTTTTTAATAACTTTAGAAGTTTCATTAAAAATAGGCACTGGGGCTTCTGGGCTAATGCGATCGCATGTCCCATAATGATAAACATCTTCACAACTATCACCGATTAGTAATACGTTCAATAATTTTTGTTGTTGAGTATGCATCTATTCTATCAAAAAAACCAACTAATTTAGCGTGTTCAGAACCAATAACTTTTTTGTCTTTCCAGTCAGATCCAACAATCATATAATCTGGCTTATAATCAGAAACAAGCGCTGTTAGCTCAGCATCACTATTGAAAATTGTAACATCATTTACCCATTTAAAATTCATGAGTATAAATTTTCTAACTTCTTGATTGTTTATTGGCCTATGGAGGCCTTTGTTTTGCGCTACGCGCATATCGGAATCAATTCCAACCATTAGGTGATCTCCAAGAGAAGCGCAATATTTTAACATCCCCAAGTGGCCGGGATGAATTATGTCAAAACAGCCATTTGTGAAAACTTTAATCACTTATTACTTCCCTTATACCATTTTCTAAAGTAGTATATTTTTCAGTTATGCCGGCGTTTATTATTTTATTATTATTACTTTGAGTATACTTTTGGTATTTATCTGCAAGATGATTAGGAAACGGAATTTGTTTGATTTCTGCCTTGCATATTGAAGCAATTATTTCTGCAACGTCCATAAAGCTACGGCTTTTTCCCGTGCCTACATTATAGATTCCAGAATTAGTAAAATATTGAGCATTATAGGTGATGTTTACCACATCATCAACATGAATAAAATCTCGATAAAACTCTTCACTACCTTCAAAAACTTTTATAATTCCAGTATCGTTGGCCTGTTTCCAGAATTTGTGGACTGGGCTAGCCATGTCTTTTTTGTGCTCTTCATTTTTGCCGTATACGTTAAAATATCTTAAACCCACAATTTTTGCTAATGGATTATCTTTTATTTTTTGATTAACATACATATCAAACGATGCTTTGCTAATTGCATAATAGTTAAGAGGCGATAGCGAAACATCCTCTTCAAAGCCATGCTTACCGGCGCCGTAAACAGATGCAGATGACGCATACACAAACGGAATATTATTTTTAATACACGCGTCTAAAAGACGACAACTAAATAAAATATTATTATCAGTAAGTTTAATAATGTTACTTTCTGTAGTTGAAGAAATAGCGCCAAGATGAAATACAGCCTCAATGGACAATTTCTTATTGTTGATAATTTCTTCCAGCGTCGAAGGACACATCATTGATAAATCTGCCGGATCACAACATTTAGTTTTTGATCCCAATTTGTTTTTCAGGTGAGAGCCTATAAATCCGGCGGCGCCTGTAATTATTGCTGGCAAATCTCCTCCAACTTTTTTCGAAAAAACATATACGCTTTATCATTTTTTTCTTTAAGGGTGCTAATAAGTTCATCACCGCTAAGACTGCTATAATTTTCACTAAAAAATCCAATTAATTTTTTATTAGTCATAACAGACAAGTTTAACATTTTTGCTTCGGCGCAAATACGAGAGAAAGTTTCTAACACAGTCGGTATAAATAAGAATCTTTTATATTCAGACATGATTTTTAGAAATTCCTCATAATCATTGCTTTCTATCGAATCTGGATCTAATTTATTTGTTTTACAAAAATCTATAGTGTTTTTATAATTTTTAGTGGGATTGGCGCTTTTCATAACACACAAATCTTTAGAAGACGTGTTTTTGTTTAAAGACGATAAAAGTTTAAAAGTATTATCTGACCACAAGCTGCATCCTATACTGTGAGTATTTACTAAAGGTAAATTCTCATCTAAAACTTTTTTGCAAATTTCCGTTAGCACCACCACTGTATCTGCTTTTTCATAAAGTTCTCTGTAAACTAAATGCTTTGTTGGTATTTTAAAGTTTAAAAATTTGCCGGGATCTCTGGTCGATACATACTTGTGATCATGCTCATAGATAATATACTTATTAGATTTAACTACGGCGCGTAATACTTCGTCTTGAACAAACAAAAAATTACTGATTATTAGTGCATCACAATCGGAAACATTTTTTAAAGAAAAGTTTGCACTTTTGATTTTTTTAACTTCGAAGTATTGATTAAGATAATTTATTAAATTATTATCGTTACTTTCGGCGCCTCCTAAAAGATCTTCTCTAAAAAAATCAGATACAAACCCTACTACAGTCATAATAATTCTATCTTGGACAAGTCATCCAGCCACTGTTGATCTTCTGTCGTCGGGCTATAGATTGTGTCGCAAAATTGCTTATATAGTTTATTTTCTTCAAATCTTTCATGAAGCTGTTGAGCATATTCTTTGCTTTGACTTGCGATACCTTTATTATTGATAACGTCTTCGTAACACTGTCTCATGGTCTTTTTTGCTGAAGATGCGCGCGCATAACACCACATTGATTCAGCCATAATCACACCGTCCCAAACAGCTTCTTCTTGTACTGGCTGCACATCATAGCTTACATTGTAAAACTTTTCTTCGCCAGTCTCACTCAATAAAAAGTCTAGCTGACCAGACCACCCAGGACATACAACAGGCATACCAGAATATGCCGCTTCAAACATAGGAAGACCATAACCTTCTCCGTGAGTCAAGCACAACATCGCATGTATATCAGAATGATCATATAAAGCATGAATCTCATCATCAGTCATGTCGCCGTGCAAAAGATACACTTTGCATTTTCGCTCTGGCTTCTGGCCAGTGACGAGGGCACGCAAACGTGCTGTTACTAATTCTCTATCTAACAAACAATTCTTTGCAAGATTGGTTTTCACCACAAGCCCAACGTCATCGTCAATGAATTCTTCTAAAAACCATTTAATTGTATTTTCTAAATTTTTTCTTATTCCGAATTGCGCAACTGTTAGAAAATTGAAAGATGTTGTTAATTCAAGCTCAAGCTCTGGTAAGCTTTCGTGAACTTTAGCGGGATAATTTACAACCTCTAGTGGCGAAGTGGACTGTAAAAAAATTTCCTGACCCGTTTGATTGTTGGTTCCTTGATACTTCGAAGTTTCAAAAACTTGTCTTGAATGATTAGAAACAAATATGATTTTATCCATTTGATTTCCTTTTTGAATCCAAGCATGATGCGCTTTTGTAGTCTCGACTCCCGCTGTATATCCAATATTAACTGGAGCAAGCGCTTCCCACTCCGGAGGAATAGTAACTTGTAAAGAAATATCAAATTGACCTCCTTGTTGAATATAAGAAATAGTTTTTTCTATGGTTTGATCAAGCCATAATCTTTCTTCATCGTTTTCAATCAGCCATGAGGTTTGACCCCAGATAATTGGCTGAACAAATATTTCAAAAACTTCCGGCTGACTGCGCAGTGCTCTTAAAGCAAAACGTGCCTGCTCGCCATATCCAGAACGAGTTAGGATAGGACCTTTAATAAGAACTTTCTTTTTCATGCTACCTCCAGTAGATGCCAGCGCTTGTAATTTTTACGTGTTTCCCAAGAACCATTATTTTCAATAACAGAATCCATAATTTCTACCCATCTCTTTTTGTATGTGAGAAAATTGTAATTATCGTTAACATGCTTCATGCCCAATTTACACATTTTATTATACCTCTTCTGGGTAATATTAAGAGCTTTTTTCATCGTATTATGAAAATCTTCTTGTGAAATTCTATCTTCGTAAATATAAGGCACCTGCAAAGAGCCAATGACTGCCTTAGAAGACGGCTGAATTCCCCATCCGAACCAGTCCGTACCATTGGTGACTTGTTCTTGTAAACCGCCGGTCATATTAACAATAATAGGAGTCCCACAGGAAAGAGATTCTAAAGTAGATAATCCAAACCCTTCTGCATCAGAAATATTAATAGTAAAATCAGCCATATTATACATACTAGCTAAATCTTGTGGTGGGATTTTTTCAGTTGAAAGAAACACTTGACCTTGACCGACTCCTAAATGGCCTATAAGATGTGGCAAATCTTGACCATGAGGATCTTTTGCATCTGTATGCATCAAAAGACATGCCTGATCGTGACCTACGTCATCTAGAAACTCTTTGAACCACCAAATTAAAGTTCCGCTTTGTTTTCTGCGAGCATTTCTGTTATTCCAGAAAAATATCTTTTTGCGCATATTTTGTATATTTGCAGATGTATTATTAAATAATTGAAACCGCATTTTACCGACACTATCAAATTCAGGAGTATCTTTCTTATATTTTCTAAAAATACTTGAATCTACTGCATGTGGATGATATTCAGAATCTACCGAAGGAGCTACGCTTTCTAAAATACTTTGCGTGACTTTAGAGATAGCGACCACCTTATCTGTAGATCTATAAAAACCACCATTAAAAGACGGTGCAGGAAAATTATCCCACACGTGGTAATAAATCATTGGGATATGCGCGCGCACTTCATTTTCGATTTCCCAAAGCCATCCGTAAAATCTAGGATCAGTCATAAACCAAATTGCATCGGGGCGCTCTTTTTGCAATATAGAGCGAATTATTTCGTCTGTTCCATACCCATCAACTGGATAAATCATCCAATCTTCGCCAAAGGGATCAACTTTTTGTGGCCTATAATCAACATGCTTCATAGCCCCGCCTAAACAAATGAATTTATATCTTCCAGTTTCTAAAAGAGCTTCAATCATATATTTTGTCTGAGTACCTACACCAGACGGAGATAAGGGGTGGTCAGATAAGACCAAAATTTTCTTTTTTGTCATTTATTCCTCATGGACATTCTTTTGTGTGCCTAAATGTACATCGCTCACACGAAAGCCTATTTTTGATGTACCGCTTATTTTTAATATTGTATAATGCTTTATGCAATAGTTTAAGAGCGTTTTCGGTTTTTTTTGGTCCGCTCGTCACCCTAAATAGTTCTACTCTGTTTTTCTTTGCTGTTCTCTTAAGAAGTGCAAAGTGAGTTTCTACATTCTTAGGATCAATTTCCATCTTCTGGGCAAAAAAGTGCTTATAAAGCGTAAGCTGGTAGGTTGTCATCTTTTCGCTGCGGCGTCTAGAGTCCCAACCCCAAGAACAAGTTTTCCAATCAAAAATGTGAACCTTTCCATCTGGTGTAGAAACAATCGCGTCAATATATCCCTTGAAAATATAATCGTCTTCGCCTGAAATAGGCTCGTAAAGCTTTAGCTCTACTGCTTCGACGTTGTATTCTCCGAAGTAGTCTGCGACTGCTTCTTCGATTTCTGGTAATAAAGCTTTCCCTTGTCCCACCATTTGATCAACCAATCCGCTATCCACATGCACATCGTCTCCGAGGTCAGTAATACAATCATTAAAGCTACGAACAAAAAATCTTTCATCATCGATTTCTTCCTTTAGTAGTTTCTTCTCGCATACAGCGTGGATAGCTGTTCCAAATGCGGTAAACTCGTTTCCCTTGAAGCCTTTGAGCTTGTCGATTCGCGTAAGTTTATG